ATTTTTAAAATATGTTTAATTTATGTTAAATTATCTACACTTTTGTAAACTCTTCCATAGAAACTACATTATTAACGTAATAGAAGAATTTTCAAATCATGCTATAATATATCTTTACAATAAAGACGGTGATATAATTGCAGAAACTTTAATTGATAAAGAAGATACCCCAAAAGTAATCAATGATAAATGGTGTAGAGATAAAAACGGATATGTAAAAAACTCTAAACAGGGATATTTGCATAGAATACTTCTTGGCGAAACCAATTTATTTATAGACCACATAAATGGAGATAAATTAGATAATAGAAAAAGGAATTTGAGAATATGCAATAATGCTGATAATTTAAAAAATAGAGTAAAATTACCTAAAAATAATACATCAGGAATATTGGGAGTACGATTTCGAGAAGATCGAAATAAGCAGTTTTTCTTCTTTAGAAGATGCAATTAAGGCTAGATTAAACGGTGAATTAGAATTCTTCGGTAAGTATAAATCTAAAATATTAAACAATGAAATTAATTAATTCAAGTGTAATAGTTAAAGAACAAGAATCCGGAATAGACGGTGTATATAAACAAATAGAATGGGCTGGACGCCATTGTTATAAAAGTCTTGATAAGATAACAGGAGATAGCGCTAAAGAGTTTGTAGACCGTATGATTAAGCTTGGTCATGGAGCTATGTTGGAGCATGGTACTATTTATCTTACTATAGATGGAGAAGACCCGAATCTCAGTAAGATACAAAGTAACCCACATACTAAGGTAAACCTAGTACCTTATGAAGTATTAACAGAGAGTAATTATACAATTAGTTACAAAGCGTATATTACTACTAATCTTAGAGTACTAGTAGAAAATAACTTAAAAGAATTATTATGCTATCAAGTAGAACCTACAGAGCATCATGAAAAACGTATTACAGCCAAATTTATATGCGATAGAGGAGTAAGTCATGAGTTTGTTAGACACAGAGTATTCAGCTTTGCACAGGAGTCTCAAAGATATTGTAACTACAGTAAGGATAAATTTGGAAATGAACTTACTTTTATTAAGCCTACATGGTTTGAGAGGGAAGGTCTTAATGATAATGTAAACGCTGACTTTGAAGATCAACTAATAGATACTCAAGAAAGATATTTTAGTATGCTAGCCTTAGGTTTAAAGCCTCAAGAAGTAAGAGCAATACTACCTAACGCAATCAAAACAGAATTAGTAATGACCGGCTTTGAGAGCGATTGGGAACATTTCTTTGAATTACGCTGTAGTGGTGCAGCTCACCCAGATGCTAAGAAGTTAGCTGATGAGTTAAAATCGTTAATAAATGTTAAAAACATTGAACTTAATAGCGTTATTTAACTATAAATAATGTTAATAAATGTTAAAGAAATAGTAACTAATGCATCATATTAGACGTTATATGGGGAGTAAGAGGGGTAAAGTAATAATAGTGTCTAGTTAAGTAAAGTGATATAATAATATTAATTACTCCTACTTTAGATAATCACAAATATAATTACTATGAAACAGAAACAAGTTAGAGAAGTAGCTTACTTAGGTAAAAGAGTTTATTTTGGTAATAAACCTTATACTTTAGTAGAGAATGAAGTAAATGGTATGTGTCAAGGATGTGATTTATATAATTGTTATTGCCCTTCTAGGATTACGTCATTGTGTACTCAAGGATTTATACTTAAAAGAGATAAACAATGAAAGAGGGGAAGAAAAATGATTACCAAGATAGTAAGCTACGTTGGGATTTACTACCTTTAGAAGAGATTGAAGATATAGTGAAGCTCTATACTGCTGGTTCTATTAAATATGGTGATAATAATTGGCAGAACTTAGAGAATGGCTACCAACGATATAAAGCAGCTATGTTAAGACACTTACTTGAATATGAAAAGGGTAATAAGGTTGATGATGAAACTAAAGTAAACCACTTAGCAGCTGTAGCTTGGAATGCAGTAGCTATGCTTTACTTAGATAAACACGGAAAAGGAAAGGACTATGACGTTAAATGATTAGGAATTAGCAAAGATAGTGAGAGATAGAATACCAGTAACAATAGACAACAAATAGTTTATAATAGAGTCTAATCCAATAGGTAGTTGCGATGGCTGTTATTTCTTAAATAGAAACTGTCCTACTTTGGCTAGACGTTGTTGTTGTTCTAATGGCGGAAATATATTAATATTAGAGAAACAAAATAAGAAATAATACGTTATTTGAGTATTAAATATAGAATATTATGGAAGATAAAATACTAGAAACAGTAGTAAATGGAATTAAGTATACTATGTTGAAGGATGTGTTAGTTAAGCCTTTGGAACCAGTTATGGTTACTAAAGAGATAACAGAGCAGATTCCTACAGGTGAAGTTGATGAAGATGGTTTCAATAAGTATGATACGCAAACTGAAACTAAGGAGGTAGAGTCTGAATATTCAACAGGTGTAGTATTGAAAGTTCCCACATGCTTAACAGAATGTGAATATAAAGTAGGAGATACTATTGTTTATAATAAGAAGTTTGCTAAAGACTTTGATTTGTTTAAAGATAGTCAATTAGTCAAACCATACGATATAATTGCTATATCAAATACAATTTAAATTTGCTTAACTCATTGTTAGAATGAACCCTGGCGTTAGTCAGGGTTTTTTATTATCTATATAATAAGTGTTAATAAATGTTAAAATCTGTTAACATTTATTTATTCTACCGTTTATAGATACATAAACATTTAAAATAAATATTATGAGCTACAAAGTAATTAAGGAATTTGGTTCTGCTAAGAAAGGTGATGTATTAGCAGAAGATGAAACAGGTTTAGTGTCATTTAACATTAGTGAAGATAATTATACTAGAATGATGTCTTTAGATTATGATACTGCGGATTACTTATGTGAAGAAGGTTATCTTTTAAGTATTGATGATGAAAGTAAGTATAATGTAGATGCTACTTTAGAGCTCATTGATGACTTACTTGAGAAATACGAAAGTAACTTAAAAGAGACTAATGAAAAAGCAAATAAAGGCGAAATACAACCTTGTGTTAAGTTAGAAGCTGAAACAGTATATTATAACTTAAATAAGGTTTTAAATAAAATTAAGGATACGTTGACAAATGAATAAATTGGTAAAAAGCGTAAGCAAAGCCGATTTAAATACAGAATTCTTAAAAAGTCTTAATGGTATACTTGATCTTACTGATAGGGAGCTAGAGTTACTAGCTACATTTATAGCAATAGATATTAATACTCCTAAGCTCCCTAACATAAGTAAGAATGTGATATCTACTGAAAATAGAAAGTATATTAGAAAAGTATTAGGCATTACTCCTGATAATTTAAGTAGATATATAACTAAATTTAAGAATCAAGGTATACTAGTGAAAGGTAAGATTGAAGACGAAGTTGTAGTAAATAAGGCACTTATACCTGAAATAATCGGCGATAGAGTACAAATTACTATAATATTAAGAGTAAATAAAGATGAAGATTAAAACAACAATAGTAAGACCTGGCACTATATTATGTTGGAAGGAATATAACATATTTACTAAGTTGTGGAATAAGTTAAAGAAGAGAGACTTACCGTATAATAAGTTTGAGATTATTCCTACTAGTATAGAGTTACTTACAATAGATAGATATAATTTTGTAGCATATACTCCTATACGTAAGTATAATAAACAGGAAATACATAAACTACAATCTATCTATGATAATTGTATAGAAGATAGAAATTGGGACGATGTTAAAACTATAATTAATATAATAAGACCCAATACGTTTGATAACTCTTCTACTTTAGAAGAATGTAAATATTACAAAAAGATAGATTTAAATGAGGAATCAAGTGAGTATATATACTAAATTAAGTAATAAGTATAATATCCCATACCCTATCATAGAAGTAATATGTAATAGCCCGTTTAGATTTACTAACAGTGTTATATCTGATTTAGATCCAAAGCCTGTCAGATTCTCTTACTTAGGCAAAATCAAATTAAAGAAAAGATATGAAAAAGAAACCGTATGATGTTTATAGTCCTAAGATATATCCTAGACTATTATTTGTAAGTACTAATATTGAGGATTTAGATAAATATTTTATATTTCTTGATGTACATGGTAACAACGATGGAGGCGAATATAATAGATTACTACAAGAAATAGATAAATATGATGGTGGAATGGTTACTTGTAAAGTAATACGTAAGAGTGATAATAAATACGGAGTAATAGTGATAGCTGTTACTAATGCAGAAGATATTACTCCATATATGATTCCTCATGAGGCAGTACATGTTGCAGATTACTTTTGTGAACAATTAGGTTTATATACGCAAGACTTTAAAGACGGCAACGAAGCATATGCTTACTTAGTAGGATGGGCTGCAGGAAATATAAGTAATACTATATGTAATGAATTAAAAAATAAGGACTATGACAATTGAAGAAAGTAAAATGATGTGGAAGTTAGAAGTGGAAAACAATAAACCACTCTATGGTTCATTTAGTAAGGAAATGAAGCGCCTGTATAACAAAGTAGATGAATTAATTAATGAAGGCGTAATTACTTATGAAGATTTCACAAATGATGTAATTGATAGTATTACTACTACTATAGTAGATAATGGGAAGAGTAATGCAGAACCTAGCAGAGCCGATCAGGTAAATGCAATGTGTAATATGCTATTTAAGAAGTATGAAGAATATAAAAAAGTAGAGCATACAGGAGGAGATAGAGAAGTTTTAGCAGATAATACAGAATTATCAAATAAAACCAAATTATGTGAATCCGAATGTACCGATGGGGCGTGCTAAGGAAATTATAGCGAGATTATAGAAAGAATATTATTTAGGTTATTTAATTGATTGATTATTATGATTAAGTATATTTGTTCAGTAGATAGAGGTATCGTTATTAGTTACGATAAAGAAGTAGAAAATGTTAGTTTACTAAATCATTTTTATGTAGACTATACATGGTATATTCCCGAAGATGGAGAGTGGATCTATACAAAGAAAGATGGTTCTAAAGAGAGAAGGAGTGTTACTAAAGGCACCATGGTAATAAAATTGTATCCTATAGATAAAGAAAGTGATGCAGAGTACATCTTTATTGAAAATGATGAAGTAAAGAATCACTATAACAGATTGCTAGAAAAGGGGCAAAAAGAAAAAAAGAAATCTACTTCTTGTGATATTGAATGTGATTGTGCTTGTGAACCTATAAAGTGTGATTGTTAATATGGATAAATTATTGATAAACCAATACGGTAATGCTACTTTATATAAAGTAGATACTAATAGCATTAAAAATGTATCTAATAACTTTGAATGTAGAACTATGTATGTTGCATAGTAGGATGGTCAAGTAATAACAGAAGAGGAAGTAATAGACTATAAATTAGGGGATATTGTACTTATACTAAGTAAATATGATTCTATAAGTAATAAGTGGACGCTAAAACCAATAGTCTGTTCTGATGCCTTTGCTAAAGACGATCTTATAAGATGGAGTAAAGAAGATAATAAACAAGTTCTTACAAATGAAACTATTTGATCTTATTGGAGGTAAAGTAAAAATACACTCAGATGCTATAGGCATCCCATGCTTTAGAAGAGTGTGGGATGCAGATAAACCTGATAAAGAGCATGCTACTAAAGTAATAAGTTACATTGTACTTATGAATAAATGGGATAGTCCTTATGTACAAAGTATGGATGAAGACAGTAGAGAACTTAAACTGAAAAAGGAAATATTCGATGATGAGAATTACAAATTGACGGCAGAAGAATTGATTTGTGAAGATGAATATAAAACCTTACTTAATACTAGAGCTCTACAAATGTTAAACAATATGCGTCTAAAACTAGATAGTGTGAGTAAATACTATAAAGAATCATTAGACGATACTTTAGACGAAAAGAAGATTAAGGATTTATTAGCTGGTATGACTTCTGTAGGTGGAGTACTTAAAAGTATAGATTCACTAGAGACTATGGTTAAAGCGGAAGAAGTAGCTATAGGTAAAGTTAAAGGTGATGCTAAAGTAAATCCATACGAGTTGGCAAGATAATACATTAAAATATAACCAAATATTAACAACACGTTATAGTGTATAAATGAAGATTTTATTATGAATAAGAATTTTACGATTACTATAGATTTGACTAAAGATACAGAAGAAGTGTTTAGACAGATTGAAGAAGCTTCTGAATATTTGAACAAACCTGTAAAGAAGTCATTGTGGCAAAGAATTAAATCTTGGTTCTAAACCATCAGAACCCTTACGTGGAGGGTAAGAATATCCACGTGTTATTGCCCTATGGTGTAATGGTTAGCACAGGAGGCTCTAACCCTCTTAGTCTGCGTTCGAGTCGTAGTGGGGCTACCAATTAAAATACTAGTCCTTTGAAACTATAACAGCAGAAGGAAACTTGTTGGATAGGTAGTTATCGTGAACAGGTAGTCTGGGGTAATGTTAGCCCAGGTGGGGAGTACTAAACATACGGCGTATAAAACCATAGCTCAAGAAACTAGGTTACAGCTACAGAAATTTCCCCAATAAATTTTTCGTAATTAGAAGAATTTAAGTTATAAATTATTATCTGAATAGAAGGGGTTCGTTGTGAAACGCGCCCCTTTTAAATATATAATATGGTAGACTTTAATAAGAAAATTATAAATTCAAACAAATTTCGCTAGGCCGCATTAAATTTTATTAATACCGGTAGTTATTGTAATTTTCCTGAATCTACTTCAGAATATTTTAAGTTCTGGGATGAGGAAAGTAAAAGATGCGTAGATGGTTATACTGCTGATGATGGAGATTTCATTAGCGGGTATAACTATTTTTATTTAAACTATTGTCCTATATCTCGTATAGTTAATCATATTACTACAGATGAGTTAGGCAATACTAAAGTAAAACGTGTGAATGAAGTAACTTTCCCTGACTTCTGGGACTATGACTATTACTATTTTAATGCAGTATAGGAAGCCCAAGAGTAGGGTAAACACTTATGCTTACTTAAGTCTAGACGTAAGGGTTTCTCATACAAAGGCGGTTCTATGGCATGCCGTAATTTCTATCTAATCCCATACTCTAAAACCTTTATATATGCATCAAATAAGCAATATTTGACAGATGATGGTATTCTTACTAAAGCTTGGGATTATATGGACTTTATAGATAAGAATACAGCTTGGGGTAAGAAAAGATCTGTCAATACCTAGATGCGTAGACGTGCTGGATTTTATACTAAGGATGATTATGGTAATATCATAGAATTAGGTTATAAATCAGAAATCATAGGTGTTACTTTGAAAGACAATCCGGACGTAGTACGTGGTAAGAAAGCTAATCTTATTATGTTTGAAGAAGGTGGTTCTTTCTCTGAATTAGGAGCAGCATGGCAAATCGCTAGACCTTCTGTAGAAGTAGATGGTGTAGCCTTTGGTACTATGATTGTATGGGGTACTGGTGGTGATGAAGGCTGTATTACAGAAGACAATCTAGTATATACTAGTGACGGTAGACAATTATCTATAAAAGATATTACCAAAAAGGATAAGTTAGTAGGATATGACAATAATAATAAAATAGTCACTGAGGAACCTATTAATTTTATAAATATACCTAGCAAAAAAGAATGCATTAAGCTTACTACTAACTCAGGAAGAACAATTGAGTGTAGTATAGATCATCCTATTCTTAGCAGTAATGAAAAAGATTACAACGATTGTTTAAAATTCGATTGGCATTAGGCACAAGAATTAGTAATAGGTAATTATGTAGCAATAGCAAAAAGTATACCATACTTTGGATAGGATTCTATTAATAATGCTAGAGCAATAGGTATATTTATTGGGGATGGTTCTTACATGAATAATTCTTCTGTTAGACTAACTTCATGTGATGTTGAAATTCAATCGTTCATTGAAAACTTATACCCATGTGTTACAACTGGTAGTTATACTACTAAAGACGGTAGAATATTAAAAGAATTAAGAGTTCGTAAAGCTAAATATGATATAAACAAATTAGGTATATCTGGACAAACAAAAACAAATAAACGATTACCAGAAATTATTAACACCTGTGATAAAAGTAGTATAACTGAACTTTTAGGAGGATTATATGATACTGATGGTTGTGTTTCCACAACATATTATAAAAAACGTAATAAGTATTCTACTATAATAAACCTTACATAGAGTAGTGAAGAACTATTAAAATAGGTGTTATATCTTTTATAGAAATTAGGAATAAGGGGTTATATTTATAAAGTAAATAAAAAACCATCTAGAAATAGTGTTTGTGAAAATTAGAACAGTGTATATTACTCTTTAGATATTCATGATAGGGATAGCATTATTAATTTTCATAAAAACATAAAATTTCTAGTCAAGTACAAATAGAAAAGATTAGAATAGGCCGCTAAATACTATGAAAATCAAAAATCTTTACAAAAAGATAGAGGATTTTATTATGAGAAAATAGTAAACATTGAAAATGTAGGGGTAAAAACTATTTATAATATAACTGCTGGAAATACTCATACTTATCTTGTAAATGGAATTATTACTCATAATTCTGCATTTGAAACCATGAAGGATATGTTCTATAATCCTGATGGATACAACTGTTTAGGATTTGATAACATATGGGATGAATCCGCTACTACTAACAAATGTGGTTTCTTTGTACCTCAATATACTAATCTAGATATACGTGATGAGAATGGTAAACGTATATATATGGATGAAGATGGTAATACATACCGTAAGAAATCTTTAGAACATATATTAGCAGAGAGACAAGTAGTAATAACTAGTGCAACCAACAATGCAGCTATTGATAGATATGTCGCAGAAAGACCTATTACTCCAGCAGAAGCAATGCTAGAGTTTAATGGTAACATTTTTCCCAAAAAAGAATTGCAAGAACAGTTAGCATTACTTAGGACTAACAAAAAATTATAGAATCATAAATAGGTAGGTGATTTAGTATGGCAACCGGATGGTAGCCTTAAATGGGTTATTAAAAAAACTGGAGATATAACACGCTACCCTTTAAGGACTAAACGAGATGAAGTTACTGGGGCATTAATAGGTGATGATCCTACTGGTTCTATAGTAATATGGGAGCATCCTAATAAGGATGCTGGTGCTGGTTTGTATATTGCAGGTATAGACTCATATGATTATGACGAATCGAGTACTACATCATTAGGTTCTTGTTTTATATATAAGAGAGTATAGTCTATAGAACAGTATTCAGATATAATAGTGGCAGAGTATACAGGTAGACCTAAATCAGCAGAAGACTTTTATGAAAATGTACGTAAATTGCTTATATACTATAATGCTAGAGCAATGTATGAGAATCAAAATAAAGGTATATTTGTTTACTTTACTAATAAGCATTGTGACTACTTACTTGCTGATCAACCAGATATAATTAATGATATAGTAAGTAATTCTAAAGTAAACAGAAAGAAGGGCTGCCATATGAATAAATAGATTAAGTAGTGGGGATGGGGTCTAATAAAAGACTGGCTTAACGATATTAATGCTGATGGTAAGAAGAACTTATACAATATAATGTCGGAACCGCTATTAGAGGAACTTATAGCTGCAAATGATGTAGTCAACGTAGACCGTGTAATGGCGTTGACCCAAGTAATGATATATAGAGAATAGCTATATAATGTTAAAGTAAAAGAGATTAAAAAAGAGAATAAAAATAGGGTATTATTTGAAGGCCCTATATTTACTCAAGAATGGTTTCGTGACGACGAAGCTATGGATAATATCGAAGCATATATGTTTTAATTATGAATAATATTAATCAAATGCCAATATAGAAACTTCCTATGTCTAAGAAGACAAAAGACTGGCAAGAAAGTTGTATAGACTATGTTATAGGTCGTAGCATGGGAGGTTCTAGAAATGGTAACAATAGAACTCGTAGAGAGGAAATGCAAACATATTATGATCTTTATAATAGCATATACAATGAAAAAGATCTAAAATATGTTACTAATCCTTTCAAGCAACAGGATGGTTTCCCTGCAATGGCTTAGGACTATAATATAATTAAGCCTAAAATAGACTTGCTACTAGGTGAAGAGACTAAAAGACCATTCAATTTTAGAGTAGTACGTACCAGCGATATAGCAGCTAGTGAAATGTAGGATAGAGCTAAACAACTTTTGATAGACTACATCTAGGCTACTATAATGAGCAAACTAGGCCCTGAGGAACAAGCTAGATATCAGGAAGCTTTATAGAACGGTGAAATAATGGCTCCTTAGTAGATACAAAAATACATGAGTAGAGACTATAAAGATATAGCAGAAATAACCGCGTACCACAGTCTTAATTACTTAAAGAATAAGTTAAATATTACTCATGAATTCTTTAAAGGTTGGAAGGATGCTTTAGTTGGTGGTGAAGAGATATATTATGTGGGTATACTAAATGGAGAACCGTGCCTCGAACGTGTTAATCCTATCTACTTTGATTATGATACTGAAACGTCCGACTTAGAATTCATTCATGACGCAGAATGGTGCTGTTATGAAATGAATATGTCTGTAACTGAGCTATATGATAGATTATACGATAAGATGTCTGAGAAACAGCTAAATTAGTTGTTAGATATGATGGATCAAGCTTCTAAAGGGGGTATAAATCCTGAAGTAAGAAAGACGTCTTTAGATTATACTCATATTAAGACTCATACTATTAACGGGTTCAGCAGTAATCCATTTGATAGTACTAATAGTGTGAAAGTATGGCATTGTTGCTGGAAATCATTTAAGAAAATAGGTTTTGTTACCATAATTGATCCTGAATTAGGCGAGCCTAAGGAATATCAAGTAGATGAGAGTTATAAAGAGACAGGGACGGAACTCAATGTAGAATGGAAATGGATTACTGAAGTATGGGAAGGATATAGAGCTGGTGAAGACTTATATATAGGAATACAACCATTAGAATATCAATATACTTCATCTGATAATCCTAACTCTCAGAGATTGCCTTATACTGGAGTAATATATAATAATACAAACAGTAGACCTCGTAGTTTAGTAAGTATGATGAAACCATTACAGTATATGTATATTGTACTATGGTATAGACTTGAGCTTGCTATGGCTAGAGATAAAGGTAAAGTAGTAAATATGGATATTACTTAGATACCAAAATCTATGAATATAGATGTATCTAAATGGATGCATTACTTATCTGCTCTTGGTGTAAACTTTATTAATCCATATGAAGAAGGATGGGATATACCTGGTAGAGAAGGAGGTAAACCTAGTCAGTTTAACTAGATTACAGCTCTTGACCTTACTATGGCTAATACTATAGATCAGTATATTAATCTTATGGATAAGATTGAAAGTATGCTGTCTGAGATATCTGGAGTTAGTAAGCAAAGGGAAGGGTCTATTTCATCTAATGAATTAGTAGGTAATGTAGAACGTTCTGTAGTGCAATCAGCTCACATTACTGAACCTTGGTTCTGGACACACAATTAGGTAAAGAGAGAATGCTTAACTATGTTGCTTAATGCTGCTAGATGGGCTTGGAAAGATGGTAGTAAAACTCATCTACAATATATATTAGATGATGCTACTAGAGCATTCTTAACACTATCAGATGATACGCTTTATGAGGATTTTGATATCTTTATAGAAGATACTACTAAGAATCAACAGTATATAGAAACACTTAAGCAGTTAATGCAACCCGCTATGCAGAACGGAGCTAGCTTACTCGATATAGCCGAAATCATTACTATGGATAATATTAGTATGATTAAGTCTAGATTAGAGGAGATTGAGCAGAAACGTATGGAACAGCAACAGGCTATGGAGTAGGCTCAAGCAGAACGCGAACAGCAAGCTATTCAAATGCAAAATGAGATTAAGGAAGAGGAGCTTATGATTAAAGAAGCAGAAATGGATCTTGAGAAATATAAGATAGATCAAGATAATGCTACTAAGATTACTGTAGCTCAACTTAATGCTTATAGAGGTGCTGAGAATATGGATCAAGATGGTAATGGAATTCCAGATCCAGTAGAGATAGCTCAACAAGCTTTAGCTGAACGTAAGCAAGCATCTGATGAAGCTTCTAAACAATTTGAATTTAATGCTAAGATTAGAGAGCAGAAAATGAAAAAAGAGATAGAAGATAAGAAGAATCAGCTTGAAAGAGAAAGAATGGATCATGAAATGAAGTTGCAGGCAGCTAAAGACAAAGCGGCAATGGAAAGAGAAAGACTAAAAGCTAAAACTGCAATTAAGAATAAAGTAACAGGAGAGAAATAAAACATGGAACCACAAGAAAAAGAATGGAATAGGATTACAAATAAATATCCAAGAGATCTAACCTGTGGTATATAGTGTTGGTTATGGTGCGTTGGGAAAAATAACAATACTAAGTATTTCGTAGATATTTTTAATCAAGTTACTAAGACTAGTTTATTTCGATATAGTTCTCACAATATATTTGATATAGACGGCGCAATATTAAACAAACTAAAGGAATATGAATTGGCTTAAAGAAACATGGTGGATAGTTAAACAACTATTTACTAAAGTAAAAGCAGATAAAGTAGAATATAAACGCATGGATCACTATCCATTTAGTGGTTATTCAGCAATGAGCTGGTGTGGTTACTTGTTAAGTAGAAAACCTGAATCTCAGATTAAGCCTACTACTTGGAATCATGAAAATATTCATCTCTATGAAGCTAAAGATAAAAAGAGATGGATAAGTTATTATTGGTCTTATGCATGGTCATGGATTAAAGGTAACCCTATAATCTATCCTGCATCTAGTGCTTACTATACTATTCCTTATGAAATGGAAGCTTATGCTAACGACGATAACTTTGATTATCTGAAAACACGTAAGCCTGAAGATCTTGACAAATATAAGATTAAGGATAGAAAGAAGACTTATAAGGCTAATAAGAAAAATTGGAAACAATATCTTAAAACAATTAAATAATAGGAGGAATTAATTATGGCTTGCAAGGGCGGAAAGAAATCCAAAGGTGGAAAAGGCGGAAAGAAATAATTGAAAGATTATGGATAAACAAGCATTTAAATAGAGAATGCAAAACCTAAAGTCTTACCGGGAGAATAATCCCGGTAAAGGCTATTGGGATTGGAAGGTAGAAGCATTTCAGGATGGTGGTCAGACAGGTGATCCTGAGAAGGAAAGATTCTATCAAGCTACAGGTAGAAGTAGTAGTGGTAGACCTCTAGAAGAAGGTTTAAAACCTGTATTCAGTCTTGAAGATGCTGCTAATATGACTCCTATTGGTGATGCTATATCGGCTAAAGATACTTATGATGCAGTAAAGAATAGAGATTGGTTGAGTGCTGGATTGGCTGCAGCTACCATGATCCCGTTTGTACCTATGTCTGTAAAGAGTTACAGAAAGAAATACAAAGGAGTTACGCCAAAACGTGAAATACCTACGGTAAATAAAGACGCAAGAAATGACGCTATCAACGAAGCTATAAAATATAAAGAAATAGGTCATAGAATAGATAGATAGGCTGGAGTAATAGGACCTCAGGGATAGTTAAATATACCTATATTTGATAGGAGTAAATTTGAGAGTACTGAAAGACTTAAATAGATATATCCTAAAACATACGATAGAATCCAAAACTATTTTCGATCCTAGGACAGATCCGCTATATGCTAAAAATCTTACTAGAGAAGAATTAGATGCACTAACTAATTAGAAATATTTTAATGAAGAAGAATTGAGATATTACTTTGATCTATTAGTATCTAGATACTGTCTGCCTGATAAGGAATACGATATAGAAGAAAGTGAATCAGAAGAGGACATTGATGAAGCTATCGATGAACTCAAACATGAAATAAATGAACTTAAAGAAATACAACAAATCTAATTATATATAATTATGGATAATGTAACATTGAACGGTTTTGAGGTATTTGAAGAACTCATGCCAGGAGCAAGTGTAAAGAATAAATCTATTACTCCTCCTACTAATGAGGAAGAGGAAGAAACAAAAATTGATCTTGAAGGAGTAGGAGAAGAACTCAGTGAAGAAGAGTTAAATAATATTCGCAAGAATACGAAAACTGAAACTGAAGAAGAGAAAGAGGAAGAGCTTGAAGAAGAAGATAAAGACGTAAAATCTAAATCTAAAGCTAAACCTAAAACTACTACAAAGGAAGAAACAGAAGAACCTGAAGTTGAGGAAGAAGAACCAGAAGAGTCTACTGATGAAACTACCATAGTAACAGGTTTCTTTGATTCTTTGTCTGAAAAGTTAGGTTGGGATGATATTGAAGATGATGATAAACCTAAGACTGTTGAAGATCTTATTGATTACTTTAACGATGTAATTGAAGAAAACTCAGTACCACAATACGCTAGTAAAGAAGTTGAGCAACTTGATGAGTTTGTTAAGAATGGTGGTAATTTAAGAGATTATTTCTCAATTGACAGCGAAGTCGATCTTGATGATATTGATCTTGAAGACGAGAGTAATCAGAAGTTGGTATTAAAAGAATTCCTTAAAGAAAAAGGATTTAATACTAAACAAATTGAAAAGAAACTCACTAAATATGAGGAAGCTGGTATTCTTGAAGATGAATCATAGGATGCTGCTGAAGCTCTTAAGGATATAAGAGAGAGTAAGAAACAACAGCTATTGAAAGATCAAGAAAATGCCGCCAAGCTTGCAGCTCAACGCCAACAGGAGTACTTTGATACCGTTGTCAACGAAATAAAGGGCATGGATAATATTCGCGGTGTTAAAATTCCTGAAAAGGATAAATAGATACTGTTGGAATATATATTCAAGCCTACCTCTGATGGTATGACTAAATTCCAAAAGGATTGGTCTAAGAGCGTAAAAAATTTAATTGAGTCTGCCTACTTTACTATGAAAGGAGACACACTTGTAAAAGCCGCCGAAGTAAAAGGTCAAAATGCAGCTATTAACAAGTTTAAGAATAGTCTTAATAGAACAGGAGTAAGTAGAAAGACTAAGAAACAGGATAACACTAGCACCGAGTCTATGTGGAATTCTTTTGCGCGAAGATTACGTGCAGATTAATATTAACTAATAAAAATTAAAATTACTAGTATTTTATGGATAATAATATTCTAAATAACTTAGTTTTATACAAAGGTAAATGGTTCAGTGATTTGATTGATACCGCTAAGATTTCTGCGGCTTCTCAATAGAATCCATATCAGGTTGCTACCGTGTTGTCTTATGTATTTGGAACTAAGGATAATGGTTACAACACTTCTTTGGATATGCTTACTGGTGGTCTTGGTAATGTAATGACTATCGACCAACCGAGCTGGGAGTGGAATGTAATGATTGATGCCGATAGAGCAGTTACAATTAGAGATGCAAAATGGAATGGCGCAGCTATTGCAGATGATTCAACTGCAGGTCTTGGCAATACACCGATTATGTTATGGCTTAACTTAGTTATAAACTAAAACAGGTCCTTTTGAAGGAAACTTCAATCGAATAATTCCGTTAATTGCTGGAAACTCCTAAAGATATTTAAACCATAGAGTAAAATATAAATATATAGAATTATGAATAATAATAAAAATGGACAATCAGCAGCCAAGCAAATTACTGATATGAAACCAATACCTGGTTTTGAAGATTATTTAATATCAAAACAAGGTGATGTATATTCAACTAAAACTAATAAGTTCTTTAATCCATCTAAAACTAAAGATGGTTATTTGAAAGTAGCTTTAAGAGGAAACGGAAAGTCTTATTACTTCAGAGTTCACAAATTAGTAGCTATGACGTATTTAGATAATCCGGATAATTTATCAGAAGTAAATCATAAAGATTTTAACAGAACGAATAACTGTTTAGAGAATCTTGAATGGGTTTCACACGATGATAATATGTTATACTCTAAAATTCAAAATAGATTTAAAGGAGATAAACCTCTTAGAAAAGCTTTTATATTTACAAATGTTTTTAATGGAGAATCGTTTACTATTATCGGTATGAAGAATGTTGCTAGACATTTTGGAGTATCTCAAGATAGTTTAAAAGCATTAAGAGCAAATGCAAATACTGGAAAATACATTAAATCTGGTATATTTAAGAACTTAAGAGTAGACATTCAGGATTTGAAGGTTCAACGACTAGAGAGTGATCTCGTAGCTTCAAGTGAAGCGAAATGCGGAACATCCATTAAGGATGAAGATATAGTCTAATCTTACATGAAAGTGTAAGCAGCTTAAAATAACAAACCGTTTTAAGCGAATGTAATTTAACGAATTACGTTGAATATAATGTGAAGATAACTGGTTTGGTCCTACTGCTGTATTGGAATTTGACGATAAGGAATTCCAAGTACGTGTAGCAGGTGCTCCGTACCAAGATGGTAACTTGTGGGTATATACTTGTTTTGTAGCTGATGGTCAGCCTACTTCTTATATTCCTGCAGAACTCTTGAAACCGGGTTGCCAAGTATCTCGTCTGGCTTCTGCTGTTGAAGAGTACAGTGAAGAGGGTGATATCCTGAACTATAATACTCACTTCAAGATGCGTAATTATCTTACTACAATTCGTATCAACTATGATATTACTGGTTCAGCTTATTCTACAGTAATGGCTATTGCTTTGCAAGATCCTAAGACTGGTAAGAAGTCTTATTTGTGGGCTGATTATCAGGAATGGGTAGCTCTGCGTGAATGGTATAAGAGATGTGAACGTTTCTTGGTTTACATGAAATCTAATGTAAACAAAGATGGTTCTTGTAATCTGAAAGGTACTAACGGCCGTCCGGTATTTATTGGCGCCGGTCTGTTGGAACAGATTGCTCCGTCTAATAGACGTTACTATACTCATCTTACTGCAGAACTGCTGGAAGACTTCCTGTTTGACCTGTCTTACAATGTACTTGGTACTAACGAACGTAAGTTTGTTGCATTGACTGGTGAAATGGGTATCCGTGAATTCGATAGAATTCTGAAAGAAAAGGTAGTTAACATGAACTTGATTGATACTGTATTTGTAACTGGTTCTGGTGATAGCCTTACTTTTGGTGGTCAGTTCAAGACTTATAAGATGACTAATGGTATCGAGTTGACTCTGAAGTATTTCCCGCTGTATGACGATATTACTTACAATCGTAAGTTGCATCCGGTTACTTTGAAACCGCTGGAATCATACCGTATGACGTTCCTGGATCTGGGTAGACGTGATGGTGAAGCTAACATTGTTAAGGTAGTTCGTAAGGATCGTGAATTCGTAACTTGGACTACTGGTGGTGCAGTTCTTCCGTCTGGCTATGGTAAGTCTATTAATACTCTGAGATCTAATGGTAAGGACGGTTACACTGTATTCTTCCTTGGAGAAATGGGCATAATGTTAAGGGATCCACGTGCGTGTGGGGAACTAATCATGGAAGCTGAGTAATAGCTAGCTTGTGGTTAATAAATAAAGGGGCCTTAGGGCCCCTACTAACTTGATAATCTAATATTTTATATTATGGAAGTAATCGTTAGAATAATTAAAACTAATCCCTGGACTGGGATTACTAAATGGCCTACATGTTTTGACTATGTAAGCTCTTACTGGACTAGATCTGGTAATTTATATACTGGTTTATCTGCAGAAGATGCAACTAGATTAGAAAAAGAAATTGGTTATCCTGAGGGATAGTTATCTCCCAATAGTGCGTTCTGGGATACTTTTGCTATTAAGATTGGCAAAAAGGATTTGATATTGGATACTAATAGACCTGAGGATGAATTAAAATATCTATTCCTTAAGAAACATAAGAGAGTAGCTAATGGCCTTAACGATATTAAGCCTAGCACTGATTATGTTATGATTAATAAGGATAGTGAAGCAGAAGAACAGAATAAGTTCAATAAGGTTAAGCGTGAAGCATATAGAGAAATGGATAAGATGTCTACAGAAGAAATGCGTAAGTGTTTACGTCTTTATGGTATGAAATCAGATTCTATGTCTAATGAAGTTGCTGAAGCTAAATTGTCAGAATTTATTGAAGCTGATCCTTCTAAGTTCTTAATGAAATGGGTAAATAACCCAAATAAAGAAATTAACTTCGTAATTGAAGAAGCTATTGCTAAAAATATTATCAGAAAGAATCGTGCTCAATATTACTTTGGTACTGATTTAATTGGTAATGGTCTTGAAGATGTAATTGCTTACTTAAAGAATAAGAGTAACCAAGAAATCAAGTTAGCAATAATGCAGGAAATAAAATCTAAATAATGACTAATAAAGATTCTCATATAATTTTCAAGGTAGTTCTGGATAAGAATGCAGAAGGTATTGCTTATGGTGGATGCCCAGCGTTTTTAGATGAGGAAGTAGACTTATTTCTTAACCAAGCATAGCTAGAAATCTTAAGTAATAAGATTACTGGCAATAATGCTTTAAGAGTAGGTTTAGAAGGTTCTGTATCTAACTTATCTGAGATAGAAAAGTTAATAGCTACAGATGTTAATCTTCATGCTGTACATACAGACTATAATGAGTATGCATTAGAAGATGTTCATGATGAAGATAATAGAATGACTATACTTAGTGTGTTACTTAAGTATGGACAATTCTAGACTAACTGTGTACTTACTAGTCATGAACTAGTAAAGCCTTTTAAGCAGACTTATAATAATATACCTTGGGTAGAGAATCCGGTAGCTACTTTAGAAAATGACAAACTCTTAGTATACGTAGATCCTGTTTTAATGCAGAATCCTATGTATGCTCCAAGAGTAGAAAATAATACAGAGTTCTACAGAGTAGATCTTACTTACGTTAAGAAACCAACTAAGTTTGATTATACTAAACCTGAACAAGAATTAGATTTTCCTGAGGATGTCATGTATGAGATTATTAATAGAGCTGTAGTAATTGCTTTAGAGAATATAGAATCTCAAAGACAATCTTCTAAGTTTTAGTTAAACCAAGTATCTGAATGATTATGACGGAAAGAAGTTTTTAGATTAACGTAGAGAGGCAGCTGAACAATATCATACCCGATTATAATGAAACTATCAAGTTTCCTTCAGATACTTTGTTTCATTTTATAAACAAAGCTAAAGACGAATATGTTAAATAGAACTTTAGAGTGTTCTAGAGAAACCAAGAAATTACTGATAACATACGTACTTTGGTGAATACTAAGAGATATACTACTTATAGTTTTAGTAAATTAGGTAATAAATGGGAAGCTGATTATCCTGAAGATTATATGTTTGCACTTGGTGAAAATGTATATATAAGTATAAAGGATAATAAATGCAATAACTTAATTACTCGCGAATCTGATGTAATAGAGGCTACAATAGAAACAGTAAGCTCCAGACTAAGTAATAGTCTATCAGATCATAGATTACGTTATAATCAAGCAAAACCTATTAGAGTATATACTGACAATAAAATTGTATTATATACTGATGGTAATTATAATATAAGTTCTTATGAGCTTACTTACTTAAGAAAAGCTAAGGACTTAGGTACTCTCTAGGATCTAACTAAAGAGTATACAGATCTACCAGAAAATACACATTAGGATATAGTCGATCTAGCAGTTCAAATGATAATACAAACTATACCTAATACTAGTTCTAAGAAATCTTAGGACGAATAATTAAAGGCGTTTACTAACGTGGAAATCTGAAATAATGAAAGTAGAAAGTAAGCGAATAGACTAAGCGCTAATGTCTAATTTAATTTTAATATTTTAATATGTTACAATCAGTACATTCCGTATTAATCGGAAAACAAGCTCCTGCTTCTTATACTACAGTAGATGATTTGAATGCGGGCGACGTTGCTTTGTTTGATGAAAATAAAGCTCTTATTAAAACTGCCGCTGAAGCAGTAGATGCTAATTCTCTTTATGTAGGTGTAGCAGGTGAAAAGATGAATGTTACTATGCCTGATGGTACAGTAGCTCAGAAAACTAATATTGATTTCTCTAATGAGATTCAGAAAGCTTCTAAACCGTCTGCAGTTATTGGTGAACATGTTGAGCCAGTTGAAGAGAAGATCGTTATTACTTTAACTGATGCTACTATTGTTGCTGGTAACCGTTACGTTCTGCGTATTGTTTATAAAGATATGTACGAAGCTGCTTGGCAGTTTACTCATACTTATGAAGTATATGCTGAAACTACTACTGCTAAAGACTTAGTAGATGCTTTATTGAAGAAGATTAACGCACACAAGAATCGTAGAGTACAGGCTTCTGCTTCTGCTGCAGTTCTGACTTTGACTGCTATGCCGAAGGATGATAACGAAGGTGTTTATTCTCTGAATGAATACAGTGTTGTATCTATGGAAGCTTCTCTGTATGAAACTATTCCTGGTGCATTGCTTGCTAATCACCCTAAAGCCGTTGCTGGTGCTAAGATTGAAAAGACTGCAGGTAATCCTGGTAAGGGTTATTGGAAGCAAGTACGTGACGCAGAAGTACGCAACATGGGTTATAAAGGTCATGTATTTACTGGTGCATATCCTATTGTTGAACAGGCTCGTAAGGTAGTAGAAGGTGCAGAATATGACTATGCTATCATTGAAAATGATAACCTGTACTTAAGTAATGATAATCAGTACATCAAGACTACTCCGTTGACTACGGAAGTTTATTGTCCTAGTTTAGTTGATTCTATCGTAGATAAAGGTATTCAGTCATTTATCGCTGGTGAGACAATTGCCTAATCCACATTAGAGAGATTGAATTTGGGATAAAGATTCCTTTTACAAACTACAGAAGTGGAGTTGTGGAATATTCCACTCTCCACTTTTTTTATTGTTGATATATGGACAAATTAACAAATATACAAATAGATGGTGATAAACTGACCTTCAAAATAGAGACTGAAGTAGACCTTAGTAGCTATAGTAAGGAAGTTTATATAGATGAAGTATGGAATTTAAAGAACATACTTGAAGACAGTCCTATACATAACCTTGGCTTTTCTGAGAATATTACAATTGATTCCGATAATAATGTAACTGTAACTAGTGATGATATTCTAGAGTTAGATTGGAATATGAAGTATGTTACATTAAGATGTTTTACGGATCAGGAAGAAATACATTTTCATGGCATATACTATAATCCTTCAATTGTGTATATGGCAGAAATTAGGAAATTACATACTCACTGTTCAACTTGTTTAGATGATTAGACTATGCAGAATATAATGTTAGTAGTCTTTAAGAGATAGTTGCTTGAGTATGCTCTAGCATCCGATTATTATCGTGATGCTTTGCAATTATATGTAGATATATGTAGATTACTCGAAATATCTATTAAGCCAAAATGTGCAGCTAGTACTTGCTGTAACAATGCTATTCTTACTCAGAAAGGTGATTGTTTCAATACAGAAAACGATAAATGTCTTCACTTAGAGAAAGAGCGTAACTCTGCTACTTTATTTAGTGGTATTTGTTACTCTTGTTCTAATAATACTTGCAGTACAGGAAATTGCAGTAACGGTTATTGTAAATTATAAAATAAAGAGATATGACACAAAAATGCGATGGTGTAAAGATATTAGACTTAGAAGAGAAGCTTAAAGTTACAGGTGGTGAATACATTGTTACTGCAGAGAAAGACAATAACTATAAATTACCGCTTGAATCTGTAACTGATATAGTTATAGGTAGTTCTAAGTTTAAAGCTGCAATTAAGGATGTATATGAATCAAGTACTCCTACAGCATCTGTATCTTTAGACAAAGATAAGTTCTTATTCTCATTTGGTATACCAGCAGGTAGAACAGGAGATGCAGGTAAGGACGGTAAAGATGGTAAAGACGGTAAGGACGGTAAGAATGGTATTGATGGTGTACCAGGTATAGACGGAGATACTACTAGAGCAGTAATAGCATACAAATCTACTAAAACTATACAAAGACCTGATACTCCTGTAGGAGGTAGTTGGGATTACGATACTAATACTATTACATATCCTGAAGGATGGTCTGGTAGTGATAGTAATCCTAATGGTTATGTGTGGATGTCTACTGCTACATTCTCTAGTAAAGGTACAATAGTAGTGCCTTGGAGTACACCTGTAAGACTTACAGGAGCAGACGGTCATGATGGTGTAGATGGTAGTAGTATTGAGTTTGTATATAAACTTACTATAACTAGTTTGGTTACACCTACTAAACCTACAGGTAATAGTCAGACTGAAGCTATTAGACAAGGTTGGACTGATCATCCTACAGGCATCAGTGAATCGTATCAATGTGAATGGGTTTGTTCACATAACTTGCAAACTGATGGTAGTTGGAGTGAATGGAGTGACCCTACTATTTGGTCCAAATGGGGAGTAAATGGTAAAGATGGTGATGGAGTAGAGTATATATATCAGCGTACCAAGTTACCTGCTTCTCCTAAAGAGATTACAGATAATAATCCAGATCAGGATGAATATATACCTCAATCAGCTCCTGGTGAACAACCTTGGACAGATGATCCTAAGGGAGTAAGTGAAGAGTTTAAATATGAATGGGTTAGTAAAAGAAAGTATAAAGGTGATACTCACAAATGGGGTAACTTTAGTTCTCCGTCATTATGGGCTAAATGGGGGGATGATGGTCAAGATGGTCAACACCTTAGAGTAATGTATACTAAGACATCTGGTAGTGATGTTAAGCCTAGAGATCCAGATAGATTGAATATTAACCCTGGTAGTATTTGGAGCGTAGGTATGCCCTCTGTGACTGGTAAAGAAGCCATATGGGGTATTCAAGCTTTGGTTACTTTTGATAATCAATTAGTAATTGATGAATCTTTACCTGAAGACGAAAGAGGTTGGCAAGGTCCTTATTTGATTACAGGTGTACCTGGTCTTGATGGTAACAACTTCAATTATCAAGTAGAAGCATTTAAACAGAGCCAGACTCAACCTGAAAAGCCTACTAGCAATGACCCATATAATCCTGGTGATGGTTGGGTGCTTACTCCTGATATGTCTACTGGTATATGGTGGAAATGTATAGCTTTGGTTCAAGGCGAAACAAGTACAGTAATAGAATGGGGTGCTGTAGTAAAAATAACAGGTCAAGGAGTTGTTATTAAAGGTACTTTAAATTCTATAGATGATCTTCCAACTAGTGGCAATGAGATAGGAGACGGTTGGGTTATTGATGGTTTCTTGTGGGTATGGAATGGTAGTGATTGGGTAAATGTAGGTAAGGTTCAAGGCATGGATGGTAACTACTATGAATACAGATTTGCTAGAAACAATAGTTGGGAAACTGCTCCTTAGTTAAATGCTGCTGAACGTTATCCTACAGGTTGGAGTTCTACTGCGCCAGCATTAAGTAGCGGTAAAGTATTATGGGCTACATTTGCTCTTATAAATGGTGGAGATAATACATTAATGGAACAATGGTGTGATCCATACTATATGACTGGTATGACTGGTGATAATGGTGGATCTGGTATTCCTGGAGTAGGTTATGAGGTAAGATACTGTAAAGGTACTGAAACTACTTATACTGGTGAGGCTTGGAATAATACTATGAAATGGAAGAGAAACCCTACAGGTTGGTCTATGGATGTTCCTGAACTTACTAATGGAGATGAGTATAATTACATATGGTTTATTCAATGTAGAGTCATTAATGATAATATGGAAACTGCATGGTCTAAACCTAATCCTATGGGTGGTATAATTACTCCAGATCCAGTAGGTTCGCAACCTATAGCATATCCTATGGGTATATATAGTACTACTACCCCTTACATTAACGATGGAGAAACTGCTCCATATGTATATGATACTGGAGGAGATACTGAAGGCAATCACTATTTCTTTTTAAAAGCCGTAATGACATGGATTGGTACGTAGTAGAATAACGAATCGCCAGGAACAGATACCTCTGGAGCATGGGAACCATTAAAAAACTTTGAAGCTATCTATACTGACTTACTTATTGCACCTAACTCATTAGTAGGTGGAGCTGTATTTAATAACAACCTGATGTTCTCACAAAGAGGTAAGAACTCTAGTGGTGGTGATAGTTCTAGATATGAACTAATTGATGCTAGTAGTTCTGCAAATGCTATGAACCCTTCTAACTAGTTTAGACCTAACTTCTTATTAGATTTTGAAAGTGGTGAAGCTTACTTTGGAGCTGGAGGTGTACATTTAGCTGCAGATTCTAATCATAGTTCTATAACTTTATCTAATGCAGACTCTGGTTCTGGAGGTAGTACAACTACTTTGGATTTACGTGGTTTTAGTCATTCAAAGATTGATAACAATAATTCTTCTAATAATGTTTCTATGCAATTGGATGATTCTGGTTTACTGATGTTTACCAAAGGATCTTCTAATGCATTTACAGTTAATAACAATGGTTTAGACTATACGGTTAGTACTAAGCATCAATTAACTATTAATTCTGATGGAAGCGGTTCTTTGGCAGATGGTAAAATCGCTTGGAATTCCTCTGGAGAAATTAATGAACTCAATGTAGGAGATAGTACTAACGGTAAAGTAATATTAGCAGGTGATAGTTTCAGTGGACTGAGAGTGCCTCAAACTACAGATACAGATTTCTATCTAATAGATATATACGGATCTTAGAATACAACCCCCAAATCAGGAACAATATACGTTAGATGTAGTAATGGTTCATAGGTATCTATATCTGGAGATGGTAGCATATATGTACAAAAAGTATCAGGAGGTAACACCTATTCCGCTAGTTTAGACCCAACAGTAGGTTTGGTATTCAAAAAAAATAGTGCTACTACTAAAACATACGCAAACGCATAATTACTATGGATAAAGCAAAAGAATATATAAACAGTAAAACAAACTCTATACTTAAAACTAATATACTTAGGAACAGTAGAGATGTTGTGGCAACCATAGTATACAATGAATTAACAGATTTATTGGAGTTTAGTAACACATCTAGTGTTACTACTCCTATAGATTCTGAAATACTAAAGAGATACTTACATTAGGTTAAACCGTAGTTATATAGTGGTATACCTATGAAACTCAAACCGTATTGTATTAAGTGTGGTTGTGGTAATGGATACTTTAGAGGATTATATGATCCTTATGTATTAGCATTGTTGACACTAGAACATCCCCTTCATACAAAGAAATAACAGCTACAGTGATATTTTCAAGATAATGAATCCGTACTTAGCACATATGACAGATAGAGAATTGTTGGAGCAGATATATCTTCTGCTCCTTCAAATCAACGTGAAGGTAAGTGAAACAGATAATGATACTAAACAATTTGGTATGAACGTAGCAGCCAATCTAGTTGGTGATGCTCTAATGATGAATAACAATGATGCCGAGAGAAGAAATAATTAAACAGCTTAAACCTTACTTTAACGTAAAGGAATTAGTATGTAATCACATATATGGTAAATTTGGAGAACAATCATGGATGTTCTTAAGTACTTAGTTACTACATGTATTACTATGTCTACGTACAGATATACTGCGTATGCCAATACATATTAATATTGGTAATATGCATCAAAGAGGTATGCGTTGTAACCTGTGCCCTTTAGTAAAGAGTAAGAAAGGAGTATATGTATCTGCACATGTAACAGGTAATGCCATTGACTTTACTTGTGATGATAAGACTGCAGAAGAAATAAGAGAAATGATAAAGGCTAAACCTTTATCGTTACCATGTAAAATACGTTTAGAGGAAGATTGTGACTGGGTCCATCTTGATGTATATGACTCTGGCACAGAAGATAAAATAACAACATTTAAAGCATAACATATGTTACAGAGAGAGATAGTTAGATTTAGAGCATCAGATACGCAGCCTAATCCTCTAGAAGTAGATTATTGGATTGACGTTACCTCTAATTACTATGGTGGTTGTATTAGGTATTATCGTAATGATACTAATACATGGGAGATGCTTGATTTGAATGATAAGCAAGTAGATGCTATCATTGATTATATTAATGATAAACTTAAATCCTACATAGACGGTAAGATAGACGATGTAATAGATAACTTTTACGAATACTTGAAGAGACACATAGACAATGATACTATATATGCGGATGATGAGCATAGAGTAATAAAAAGTAAGGGAGGTAGTGGTCCATCTACTAAAACGTTCGATATTACTGTTACTCTTAGTGCTGCGGAAAAAGGTAGCGTATCTATAACTGGTACAGAAGTACTAAAAGAGGTAGCTACAGAAGGTAAGTATGTTTATACAGTTGGTGCAGTTAGTGATGCAACTATTAAAGTAACTCCAATTACTGGATATTTAATATAGAAATTAATTGTAGATGGAGAGGACAAAGGTGTATTAAGCTCCTATACATTTGAGAGTATTAATGCTAACCACTCAATACGTGTTGAACTAGCTCAGGACGAGCGTTATACTATCCCTCCTAAATGGAGACGCAGTGATAACCAGCAAGAATATTTAGGTATATATAACGCTACGAAGGCTGTAGTACAAGATTACCCTGATGGGCTTACATAGGATGTAACACTGACTTGTTTAGAAGATGTAATTGATTATTAGAATAATACATCTCAAACAGCATCAAGTATGTGGAATGTGGATATCAAGGATTGGAATAAAGACACTTAGTACATTCTTACAATAGATGGAGATAATAAATGTACTATGGATGGTAGAGGATTTGGTGGTATTCATATTGAGAATTGTAGTAATTTTATTATAAAGGGAATTACTTTTTAGAACTTTAATACATACGAAGGAGTATATCAACCAGAAGAACCAGCTTGCATATATATCACTAATACAGATAATGGTAATTATAGAAATGTATATATAGATAATATAAAAATTAATGGTTAGAGTACTAAGACTCCTGCTTCTGGTTTTAGAACTAGATATGGTATAACCGTTAAAGGCGTATCTAATGTTAGTATCTATAATATTATGTTAACACAAGTAGTAGTTAGACCAATAGCTGTTTCTTATGCAAATATAATAGATATACACAATATAAGATTCAACAAGTCTAATATGCAGGCAGAGGTAATAGGCCATCCTAGTATAATGGATTTAAATGCAGATGAGATTCATATCCACGACTGTATAATAGACGGAAGTTCATATAATGAGGCTTGTATTCAAGCTGGTGGAGTTAAGAGAATATATATTCAGAGAAATCACATATATAACTGTACTGGTCCTATATGCTATATATCTAATGAACTTGAAACAGAAATAATAGATATAAGTAATAATTATCTACACAATAATGCTACTTATCCTAAATATCAATGGGATTGTACATGGTTTGGATTTAGCAAGAATGTAGATTTACTGCAAATAAGTAATAATACAGCTGTATTCAGTAGCACATACTACTAGGAATTTTTTGCTAGAACTGCTAGCACTAGTATAAATAGATTTATTAATGTTAACAATATTTATATTAGAAATAATAGTCAAAATCATGGCATATTTTTAGTTAACAGAGTAGAACAATTAATAAGTGGTAATAACATCTATAATGACGAAGGTACATACTATTCTATGGATGATAAAACATCACCTGTTTATATTAGTGGTAAATTGGATAAAATACAAGATAGTGGGTATGAGAACGGATCTGTATTGTTTGAAAAAGGAGTATAGGTGTTAATGAACGATAGACCTTGTTTATTACCTGAATACGCTGAGATACATAAGTGTATCAAAGAGTATGTGAAAGAATTTGACTTCAAATATGAAATCAACAATCCATAGAACACTTCAATAGGTTGCGATAATTATTTTAGCGTTGAATTTAATGAAAACGACGATAATACTCAGGGATATGATGGTGTTAATTACTACAGTAAAGACTTTTTTAATAGTGATTCATAGTATAGTGCTCCTGCAGAACAATTGTTATTACTTAGAGCTAGGTCTAAGAATCGTAACAAATTTATTAAATACATTATAACTAAGAGTGATAAACCTGAAGACATTATAGTATCTGTAGGTAGAAATGGTTTAATAACTTTATTACCTAAATTAGACAGTAATAAGGAATACGTAAATGATTAGTTATATAATGTAAATATGTAATATATGGAATACAGCGAAATTTTAAAATCTTTAATAGGTATACCAACATTAAATTCTGTAATAGACAATCCTTTTCCAATAATTGGAGACTCTGTAACTATAACTAGTAATAGTAAGTGGGCTAAAAAGCACAACTATATTATAGATAACGGTTTAGAAAAATAGAATATTACAAAAGATTGTGTACTAGGAGAATCTAAATAGACTATAGTTCCCTAGAAATAGGGGGAATTTGTCTAGAATATAAATGTGTAGAATAGTTCTGGTGAATATTCTGTTAATAAAACAATATATCCAATGGATCATTCAACAGAGCCTTATTTTAATATTGAAGCTACTGAAATAATAAGAGTAGGAGAAACTGGTAAGATATAGGTAACTCCAGATAATGGCTACCAAATGACTAGACCGCATAATATTACGGTTAGGATATATAGAGAAAATGAAGAATCCAATCCTGTTAAAACTATTAAATGTGGTACTGACAGTTTTGATTATTGTACTTTCGTATTTAGTGAAATATCTGATAGAGGTATATATGATGTTGAAGTTGATGTAACAGATATCTCTACTGAAGTTATGTTATCTAAACGTATAAATAAGCTCATAACTGTTACTCCAGCTCTTGCTAATAAAGAAGACGCTATTGTATATTTAATGCCAGATGCTAAAAAAGTAGGAGGATCACAAACTTGGATATGGGATGGCAGCAATGTTCCAGCTGGTTCTACAGTTATATTAAAATATGATCCTAAATATGGAGAAAAATATCCTATGAGATTTCGTATGGTTAATTTTAATGGTACTTGGGAAAAACCTATTATCATTACTATTGATACAGAAGAACCTTTTGAGTGGAATTGGTATTATTGGTTTGGATGGTATATGGATAATTGTCACCATATAGTAGTAGATGGTAGAGGGTATAATAATCTAACAAAGGGTATAAAGTTAATAGCTATGCCTGAGTTTGCTAATATCTGCATTTAGATAGGTGAATTATCTGACGAAATAGAAATATTTGAAGTGGATATTCATAAAGCAGATTTTGCTGGAGTAATGTGTAAAACAGATCCAGATGTCAATAAACCAGAAACTTGGTGGGATAATTTTAAGTTTAATAGATTATTGTTTCATCATTGTTATGTACACGATACTACAGGAGAAGGTAATTACTTAGGGCACTACGCATCAGGATGGTATGAAGGACAAAATAGTGAAGGAGAACTAGTAAAGTATAGAGCACACCATTTATATAATTGTAGAATATATAGAAACATATATGAAAATCAAGGGTATGATAATTTTTAGCTTAATAATGCAGAAAACGCAGAAATATGTTATAATTATTTTATAAATGGTGGATATAGGCTAGAAGTAGATTAGACCGGTTCTATGGCTAAAAGTATACTATAGGTATGTCAGGAAAGATATATAACAATGTAATATATAATTGTCAAGGACCTGGTATACAGTTAGGTTGGTTGGGGCCGTTAGAATTTTTTAATAATCTAATCTTACAAGGAGGCCCATCGTCTTCAGCTATCTATAATTTAGCACATGCAGAACCGCCTGCTCAAGATGGTTCATTTGTGCATAATACATTCCCCCTTATTATTCATAATAATTTACTTATGAGTTATAGTGGTATACTTTTAGGTCGTACTACTAATTATACTGATAACATTTAGATGTATGATAATATATGTATATACAAAAGTATATTGTATGGTGGTCAGTACGCTGAAAGTATAGCAAAATGGGTAATAAAAAATAATTATGAGAAAAAGATAATTAGTCGTCCTTACAATTACGGAGAATTAGACTTGGAATTAAAATTCGGGGATTCAGAGCATTTAGATTACAGAATAGCAGCTACATCTCCTGTAGTGGAGGGAGGCTGTGGAGATAGTTTCAAATTCGATTTTAATGGTTATAAAAATTGGTATACAAAAGTATTTCCTATAGGCCCTTATCTAGGCAAATATAGAGATCCTAGTGTGATAGATGCCGATTTCGCGCTTGGTTATATTTTAATAAATAATGGTGATTCTTCTACTAAAAGTTCTACAGTATAGGTTACTATGAAATACAAGGGAAACATAACTCACTACAAACTCAGTGAGAACAGTGATCTAGAACAAGAGCAATGGATAGAATATCAGTCAGATACTGTATCTTATACGTTCTCGCATACAGGACAGAAGACTCTATACTGTTAGATAAAAAACTAGGACGAGGTCAGTGAGATCAAATCCTCTAGTATTCTATATTTAGATAGTCCACTTGAGTTAGTCTCTATAATGATAGGTGACGGTAGTAGCTCTAAGTATGGTACTAGTATTGTGGTACATGCAAATTACAGAGGTTCTGTTGCTCCCTCTTATTATATGATCTGGGATGGCGATAATTAGGATACCGCATCATGGAAGCCGTTTACTAGTGCAGAAATACCATATTCATTTGACAGTATCGGACACAAGACTGTGTACTTGCAGTTGAAAGACAACACGGAACAGCTCACAGATATTAAATCCGCTTCTATAACTATATTAGAACCTCGTAGTGCTGTCATAAGTATCGGATGGACAAAATCTGAGATAGGCGAAAATTCATAGTTTGATAATGTTAATCAAATAAGTAAGATAGTTATCAATCCTAATGGTAGTGATTTCTATTGGAGCGCTGAACAGCAGGCCGGGAAGGTATTCAAGAACGATTCATACGGTGGATCAGAAAGTTTCTAGACTAACGGTTATATTACTGGAGACGATAGCGGTATATATCCAGACGATATAATAAAACATAATGCTCGTTTCAATGGTAATCCAACAGATGGTTACGGATATAGATCTGTTATTATAACACTATCTCCAGGCAACTATAAGTTAAGTTTATATATGGCGTACAACTCAGGAAATAAGGATGGGAGCAGATTAATGAAGGTACAAACTGTAGTGGATGATGTTGTAGATAACTTTGTCATACCTGAGGGATACTCCTATATAGATAACAGCAGCACGTGGTTGGAGAAGAATATAACCATAACAGAGTTAGGACAATTTGAGCTTAGATGGGGTATTGAAAATTCTAATATAGGCTGGGTAGCTGTACCATTGAATATAATAAGAATAGAAGAATTATAATATGAAAACAATATTATATAATCCAATATTTATAAATCCTCATGCATACTATGTATTCCCGCAATTATATAGTATGGAACCAAAAACTGATACAGAGGATTATACAGAAGAAGTCAAGATAGTAGGATTCTTAAGAATTACTGATTTAACAGATGATCATACTAAAGACTACAGTAATACAAATACTATTGATTTCTCAGAGTATGCTGGACATCATATACGTATTGATATGTATGTGAAGATTGGTGCAGTTGCTTTAGGAGAATGGAATATACCTGAAGGCTAGCCGTCCAAACCCCTTAGGAAAGCTACTTTGAGCTTGGGGTGGACTGCAGATGAATTAAATAACCAGGGTGTTATATATGATAAAGATTTAAAGTTAAACAGAGTAAACTTTAGTACTAATGTAAGATTTTTCGTGTGGGATTCTGAAGAAACATCAGGTACTATACAGAAAATAGATTCTTACGGACTTAACGAAGATGTGTAGAAAATAGGTCAAGTAACTGGAGACGATAGTGGTATATTTCCAGATGATGTACTGCTTAGAGCTGTTAGGTATAATGGTAATCCTACTAATACTTATGGTTACAGAAGAGCATAGATAACACTAGATCCAGGGCATTACAATTTAAGACTATTTATGTCATTAAATAAAACTCAAAAAGATGGTAGTAAGTTCCTTAAGATTCAAACCATAATAGATGACGTAGCTACTGATTTTACTATTCCAGAAGATTATAGTTTATCTGGTAATCTTACTAGATGGTTAGAGCAAGAAATACATATTACAGAATCTGGAAAATTTGAATTACGTTTTGGATTTGAAAATGTTACCATAGGATGGGTACCGTGTCCATTAAATGTAATGGAAATAGAAGAAATTTAAATTTGATAATTAAATATTTGCAAATGTGATTAAACAAGAAAATCCTAATTTCATAGCATCTAAGTATGCTCCAAATCCTAAAGAGGTTTCTTACTGGATTGACTTAGCAACAGACAGTACTGGTAATGTTATTAAGTCATATAGTCCTGATCTTAAGAAATGGACACCACTGAATAGAGATGCTAATGTAGACCAACGGACTCACATTAAAGAGATTGTCCAATCTGTTGCAGAGGGTACGTCTACTGGTACTAAGGTAGTTAATGTTCCTAGATACCGTGGTATTGAGAATCCATTTGGTCATGTGTGGAAGAATGTAATTGATGTAGTAGTTGCTGGTACTGATAATAGTGTATACATCTGCAAAGATTATACTAAGTTTGGTACATTTGAAGGAGGAACTAATCCTACTGCAGAGCAATTAATTGCAGCAGGTTATGAATTACAAGACTTTAAAGAAAGTACAATTACTGGTCAATATGTAAAAAAACTCGTTAATAATAACTAGGCAGATCTATTCCCAACTGTAGTAGGAAATGGAGTTAGTGCTACAACTTATTATTGTGATTATCACCGGACTAGTGCTACAGCTACACCTAGAACTCTTCTAATCGGCGGTCGCTCGGACAATGGGTCTAGTGCGAGTTTGTTCTATTTGAATTCTAGCAATGAGTTGGACAGTTCCTATGCGTATGCCGGGACTCGAATCACCTTCTATGGTGAACCGGCATTGCCAGCTGCTCCAGCTACATTAGAGTTAAATGATGAGGATTATGAACAATTGGATTCTATAGAATCTGAAGAAAACTGGTTTTAATTAACCAATAAAAGGTTGCAGTCATATAGGATGGATTTAAACATTGTAACGGTATTAATTTAAAGAAGATATTACGCTATAAAGAGCTATTAGTTTATGCAAGAAGATTTTCAAAATAGAACCTTTAAATGAACCCTATCGTTATATAATTATAATCATCAAACGGAATTTCGAGCCCTCTCAGATTTTACTCCCCTTTTAATCTGTTAGGGCTTATTTGATTTTTATTATCAGCTACTATCTATGAATTACCAACAATTAGGAGAACACACTATGTCAATATTTAAGAACATGTTCAGTAGTGCGGATAAATGCGTAGCTTCTGTTATAACTGGGCTACTTTCTATATTCGCACCTGTATGGGTTCCTATCACTGCTGTCGGTATATTGATACTACTTGATGCTATCTATGGTTATAAAGTCTCTAAAAAATATGTGCATCCTAAGATTGAATCACATAAAGCATGGAAAACTATATGGAAGACTAGAGATGCTGCAGTAGCAATAACTAGTGCATCAATAATAGATTAGCTGGTAGTAACCTCTATTAACTTGCACGCTGTAGAAATAGTAGCAGGAATGATAGCCTTAGTTGAGTTTTGGTCGTTACTAGAATCATTTAGCGACTTATATCCTAAATGGAAAATATGGAAAATCCTCAAAAAGGTTATAAAAGCAAAAGGAGAGAAATATTTAGATATATCATTAGATAAAGAATTACCAGATGATTCCAATACTGAATTAGTTAGTTAATTGGTTTACAAGGAATTTCAGAGCAGTCGCAGTAGGTTTAGTTAGTTTACTTATTGCGACTGTTTTTGTTTAGAACCATTAGCTACAAAAGAAGAATAAAGAGATTGACAGAATAACTAACAACGTTAGAGCTTACGAGCAATTAGCATCCTAGAAAGAATAGTTAAACAGAGTACTATAGCTTACTATAGAAGAACTAAATACTAGTAATGATAGTTTATTAAAAGAAGCTAAGGATGCTTAGAAAAAGCTTAAAATCAAAGACAAGAACCTAACTGATGTAAATGTAATCAATACTGAGATTAAAGATTCTGTTAGAACTATTATAAAACACAGGCTAATAGATTTTGACGAAGAACTTAAAATTAATCCATTAACAACTATCATAGTTAGTAGAAAGGACTCAATCCTTAAAGCCACATTAGATATTAAGAATCAATAGATTTTGTTTGTAGAAGAGAAAAAAGAATACAAGAACAAGTACCGTAATGGCTTCGTTAGGTTCTTCCACTTTGATTGGAAGCGTATACGTACCAAAAAATATCAGATAGTTAACAGTAACCCAATAATCAAGGTAACTGATACTCGTGTAGTCGAGTTACCTAAACAATAATCAATATATTCAATAATATTAATCAATAATAATATGCATAGAATATTTCGTGTAAAGGCTTACGAAGCAGAACACGGTCCTCACTTCAATGAGGAACATGCCCGTAAAGCTGTAAGTAAAATGGAAAATGAGGATGGTACTCGTGGACCACATTGGTCTGTAGAAGAAACTACCGCATTAGCTAGTCAATACGGTAACAGAGTTATAGAAAGAAGTTAACGAATTAAAAAAATATAATAAGGAAAGCTAATTAGATGGTACCACCACCTATGAAGGAAATGCTTCCTTAGGATATGAAGAATGCTATGGATAAGGTTGGTCAATAAGATCAACCTTTTTTATTTTAAGCCTTTTTAAGACCGCTATTACTTAAATTAAAGGATTGTATTGCTAATAATAGAAAGTGCCTATAACAGCCTTAAAATGCGTTATATGGCTTATAACGTTATTAAAACATAATATATTATGACACTAAACTAGCTTGTAGATAATATTCTACTTATTGCTCGCAATAATAATATTGCAGAGTCTGAGCATTTAAGCAGAGTACAAATTGAAAAGTGGATTATAGGTTACAGGGCTATGTTAATAAAGCAAGACATAAATAAAGGCAGAGATATAAACGACATGTATCTTACTACTATAGAACCTATCCATTTAGATCGTGAAGAAACTGTACCAGGTTACTTTACTTATGTAGGAGATAAAGAACTCCCTAAGTTAATAGACTTTAACTATAGACCTGGAGTAATAAATGTACGTGATATGTTTGGTAATATAATTTAGATAGGTAGTCGTACTAAAGCTAAATTATAGAAGTATAGAAAGGCTACATGTAAAGATTATATCGCATGGGTTAAGAATAACAGAATATACGTAGATGGTGATTCTAATCAGCTAGAGTATATCAGTGTAGATGTAATAGCTGAAGACCCTACAGAACTCAATGCTTGCTTTGACCCAGATAGTGAGTTCCCTATACCATCTGCAATGATACCAACTATTACATAGATGATATTAGAGAGAGAATTACGTTTTATGATTACTATGCCTAGTGATGATACCAATGATGCGCATGATGATACATAGAACAGAGTTAGTGATAAATAATTGATGTATGAAATATTAGAGAAAGAGTTATACTACTACTGATTTCTATGAAAGCTATAAATAGTACATAGAACCTAATACACCATATGATATTGACTTATAGACATATAAGAATATTATTAATGACTATTTTTAGTACATTAGAGATGAGGTGATGTACAATTGTAAAGAATTCAAGTTTCCATGTAGATTAGGTACTTTACAAATCATCAAACATCAACCAAAAGAATTCACAGGTAAGAGTCTTAGATGGGACTGGAAAGCTACAAAAGAATTAGGTAAGCCGATTTATTTACTTAATGAACACAGTAATGGATGGAAATACCGTTTCTTTTGGTCAAAGAAAGATAGTCTACTTACTAATAAAACTAAGTATTAGTTTATAGCTTCAAGAGATAATAAGAGGGACCTCTGTAAAATAATTAAAAATCGTATAAGAGACTATATAGAATTATGATAAACAACAGAATGATATCCTCTAAAACTGTAATAGCAAAGGCTATTGCAGATTTCAATTTATAGGAGGACTAGATAAGAATATCAGATTGGAAGGAGTGGTTACTCGAGGGAATGCTTAAGATTGGAGCTATACAGTAGTTTGAACATAAAGTAGAAGTACTTCCAATAGAATGCCACCAAGTATCATTGCCTTGTGATTTATACAAATTAGATTAGGTAGCGTACTCATACTGCTGTAATGGTGGTTGGTTACCTATGAGAAAAGCAACATCCAGTTTTGGTGTATCTCACGATAATCAATGTTGTAGTAAATCTTGTATGTTAGTGTAGGACGCTGCTATGTTTCCATTAGTTAAGAATATGTTTAATCTTACTAATGATAGAGAAGCATTAGACAAACTAAATGAAGATAATAACCTTAGAGAGACATTGAGTGTATTGATAAACTAGAATACTGTACCTACAGCAAATGGCAGATATTTAGGTAATAGAATAGGGCATAAAGACGGTACTATGTATAGTTACGATCTATAGTATATGACTAAACCTGGTTATATAATGACTAATGTACCTAGAGGATATATTAAGATATCTTACTATGCTATATATACTGATGAAGACAGTATGCCAATGATACCGGATTTAGAATCTTATAAAGAAGCTTTATTGTGGTATCTAGGAGTTAAACACTTTTATCCTCTAAAGTTAAAAGGGTAGATAAGCCAATCAGACTACTACGATATGAGAAATAGTTGGAATTTTTATCGCAAATAGGCCTACGCTGAAGCCATGTCTCCAGGACCAGATGAAATAGAATCGATAAAGAACACCTGGCATAAGTTGTACCCAGAGATAAACGACCACGATACTTTTTTCAGTACTAGTGGTGAAGAATAGATATTATATAACCAAGATAGCGCATTAAGATTAATATGATAAGTAATACTGCACAAGTTAATACATTTACGGGTGGCCTTAATATGGACTAGGACGTAAATTTGATACCGGATACTCAGTATAGATATGCTGAGGATGTTCGTGTTATCACTAATGATGGAGGAACTACAGGAGTATTACAAAGTATAGAGAATCCTAGAAGATACGATACTATTATACCTAAAGATGAGACGATAATAGGTACTACTACTATAAATGATATTGCGGTAGTAATAACTAAAACATCTGATAACATTAATAAGATATACAGATTAATGGAGTTTGATAGTAATATGCCTCAAATTAAATTAGTATGTAAAGGAGCTCTAGGATTGTGTGAAGATTTATCTAAAAATCCCACATTAAGTATAGTAGGTAACTATGAATCAGACACTAATATAAAGATATACTTTACTGATGGAAACAGTCCTATTAAGATTGTTAACATAATGAGTAATGAGTATATAGACAATTCTAATCTTATAGATGAGAATGGAAATATAATTAATCCTGGTTCATTAGAAATAACACCTGTAGTAAGTTTATTGCCATTTAAATTTCGTTGGTTATCTGAAGGTAATCTTAAAGCTGGAATGGTAACGTATTGTTACTAGCTCTTCAACGTACATGGTACTGAGACCGTTACTTCTCCAATGAGCTAGTTAATTCACTTAACTAATAGTGTAACTAGTCAAGGTAGTTCTAAATATAAAGGTACAGGTCTAAACAAAGCATCAAATAAGTCAGTAGTATTATCTACTGAATTATCTCTTTAGGACTTTAATAAGTTAAGAGTAATTCGTATATTTTATGAATAGAATAATGCTACTCCTACTATTAGTATAGTAGATGAGATAGATATACCAGATGGTCAGACAAATATACAGTATGTAGATTATGGAGCTACTTTAAGTGATATATCTGTAGACGAATTTAATGCTATGACTGGTTATCAGTTTATAGCGTAGACTCTTGCTAAGATGCAGAACAGGTTATTTGCTGCTAATATAACAGAAAACACTTGGATACCAGAAGATGAAGATGGTAACGATTATGATGCTAGAGCTTATAGAGCTAACTCAGAAGGAAGTGTATAGCTGTTATCTAGTCTGGATAGTAATAATATTCGTATATCTATAACAGATGATGAAGCTATTAAACGTATTCCTATTACGCATGATTGTATAAATCCTTTCAACAATGTAAAGTATACTAAGGATGCATCTAATTCTTAGAATACATATATATACAATAAAGATGGTGAATTAGGTGGTTACGGCATTAATATAGAGTATTCCTTTGTAACTACAGATATAAATCTAAGTAGTAAACAAGATAAGTTTAGATTGAATCAATCCTGTAGTATGGATGTGCCTACTGTTAGAAATAATACTAGATGTATAAACAGAGGCGATAATAAAATGCCTGAAATAGTACAGCCTACTGAAGAATAGAAGAATAATCCATATATACCCAATTATGCTGATCCATATATAGCTGCTAATTATAGAGGATACTAGAGAGATGAAGTGTATAGATTCGGTATAATATTCTATAATGATAAATCTGTAGCTTCTCCTGTACTTTGGATAGGGGATATTAGAATGCCTCATGCTTCTCAAATGCCTCCGTTTAGATATGAGAACAATACTCTTATAGGTAATGCTTTGGGCGTAGAATTCAAAGTAAAGAAGATGCCTGTAGGTGCAGTGAGTTACGAGATAGTTCGTTGTGATAGAACCGAACGTGATAGAACTGTAGTTATGCAAACAGTAGGTAGTTACGTATATGAGTATAGAATTCAAGAGTAGGACAAATATGTAGGATAGGGTTCTGAACTAGATAGTAGTTTAGAGATGAGACCTACACCTTTCTTTTGCAGTTTAATTGGTGAACAATTAGCAATATCAACAGGTACAGCTGAAGACATTGGTAATTTCTCTCTTACTATGAGGGCAAATGATTATATACGCCTTGTATCTCCAGAAATATGTGTACAAGGGGATGATGTAACTAGATTATTTGAAGGTAGTGTGTACTTAGATGGAATTGGTTCATACTATTCCCCATTCGTTGGTGGAAAAGTAAACGATAGCAAATTTGATGATTTTAAAGACAACTACGCTAATGGTAATACTATAGGTAATAGTGTAAGCCGTAGTATATTCGCTGCAGCAGATTATGTCACTCAGATAAACGGCGAAGTATTACAGCAAGATACTGTACCCTATGTAGGCTATGGTAGAAGATGGGATCTTAATGTGTTAGCTGTAGGATTCCCTTATCAGGATAGTAGAGGCAAGAAGGTATATCGCGGAGCATCTATAGCTAAATACTTTGTTCCAACTTTTGGTCAGTCTCAAGATATATCATACATAGAAGACGCTAAATATCCACCTAATATAGACTATAACATGTATGGAGCTCCTGATGTTGTAGCTAAAAGAATAAATGTTGGTAATAGAACTTATACTAATTATTCTATGTCTGATTTTATTCATAATGACAATCAATCATTACAAGGTCCAGCTGGTCCGTGTATCATAGCTCATGTACCTGAATTAAGTAAAACGTTTGCAGGTTTTAATATCGTACCTACTAACAAATATCCAGAGCTTCATCCATTTGATTCTACTAATGCTATTCCTGTATTTAATATTAAACGTGATGGCAATTCTATATATGGTGGTAATACGTTTTCATCCAGACAGAATTCTGTATACATAAGTATAGCAGCACATGATAGTAAATATGTATTTGGAGGAGATACTTATCTAAGCTTATTAGATTATCCTAATACTATGCTATTCCAATTACCTGATGCTAAAGAATGGGATGGAATGAAAAATTACATAGGAGCTTATATACCATTTGAAAGTTCTATTAATATGAATTTATTCCACGGAGATCAGATTCATAGAACAGTAACTAGTTCAAATTTTGCAGACTCTTGGTTACAGTTAGAGCCTACTTAGATGTAGGATATACACGTACAAGATCTTCCTTACTTTGTATATAATTCTGTTTATTCCGCATAGAATACTGGTAAACTATATGTGCCTAATTCTATGTACGCTGATAAGGATGTTAAATATACTAACAGAATACTAACATCATAGGCTAAAACGAATAATGAAGTAATAGACTAGTGGTCTAAATACAAAGTAGCTGATTATTTAGATGTAGATAATCAGTGGGGAGATATAACCAATCTAAAAGTATTTAAGGATAGACTGTTCTATTTCCAAGATACTGGAGTAGGAGTAGCTTCTGTTAATGAAAGGTCACTTATTACTGATGATAATGTTAATCAATTAGTATTAGGTACTGGTGGTATATTAAGTAGATTTGACTATGTAACTACTACTAATGGTTCATCTATTAAGAATGATAAAAGTATAATTAATTCAGATAATGTGTTATACTGGTATGACTATGATAAGAATGAACTGTGTTCTTATACTGGTCAAGTAAGTCAAATATCTAAAGAGAAATAGGTACAATCTTACTTTAATAAAAATATTAAAGAAGATAGAACTAAATGCGTGTCTTTGTTTGATAAAAAGTATAATGAAGTATGGTTCAATGTACTTAATAAGCCATTGATATTTAATGAATAGTTAGGTAGATTTACATCTTTCTATACATTTAACCCTAAATGGTCGTTACCTATTTCTGATAGAGTAGTAGCAATAAAAGATAATGAATTGCACACTATGCATGATACTGGAGTAATAGGTTTAACTCCTTTAGATAGAAAAGCTAAATTATAGTTAGTTGTCAATAAAAATGCTCCTTATACTAAAGTATTTGATAATGTTAGATTACAAGGAGAATTTAGAGATGGCAATCAAGAAACTATTAAAGATGATATCATAGATTATATGAAGTTCAGTACTAAACATCAAGAAGCTATTAGAGAACATACTGAAGAGAAGCTTGATGAAGAAGGAAACATCATTACTCCTGAACAGCATATAATAACTGATTATAGAGAAGATACGTTTAGATTCCCAGTACCTAGAGCAGATAAGAATGAAGATGAGTTATCACTACCTGCTAGACTGAGAGGTAAGTATATGATCTGTGATTATGAGTTAGATTCTGATATAGATCATACTTTTGAAATACCGTAGATTACAACAACATATAGAAATTCATTAATTTAATATGAAAAGTAAAAAGAAAATAAAAGTACCAGCATATGCATTTGGAACTCAATTTAAAGAAATTGGGGGCAATATGCTTGAAGATGCTCCTGATGTACTAAATACTTTAATAACACCATTTTAGAAATCTAATGCTACTACAGGAGGACAAGCTGCTGCACAGTCTATAAGTGATATAACTAGTGGTGCAGCTACTGGTTTTAAGGTTGCTGGTCCAGTCGGTGCTGCGGTAGGAGCAAGTGTAGGTTTAATAGGCAGACCTGGTGAACAAGCTAGAATGACTTCATTTACTGATTATGATGAAGGTAGTCTTGGTAGTGGTTTAATTGGAGCATTTGGTAATAGAAGATTGCGTAGAAAGAGAGCTGCTATTAAAAAGAATGCATATAGTAATAGAGCTGCTGTGCAAGGTACTAATTACCTGCAAAGTGAAGTGTATGATGATATGATTGGTATGAATACAGATACTATGGCTAATGGAGGTATGTCCTCTTCTCTAGCATATGTAGATGATGGTGAATTGATATAGACTCCAGATGGAAGTATAAGCAAAGTACCAGAGAATAATAAACCTACTGACAGTAATTTAGTTAGTTTACCTGAAGGTAGTAGAGTATTAAGCGATAAGCTTAAAGTACCTGGTAGAAAAGAAACATTTGCACAACTTGGTGAGAAAATGATGGCAAAAAAGAAAAGTAAATATAATGACAGATTTGCAGAGAATGCAGCAAAATTAAATGAAATGAATAATAATATGATTCATGATTAGTTATTTGCTATGCAGGAATCTGTTAAACAAAGTAAAGGCATTAAACCTAAAACTAAGTAGGTACAAGCTGCTGCTTTAGGTGATACTATTGGCAGAACTAATAGTAGACATAAAACTATGTCTGTACAAGGAACTAGATATAATGTTGGTGATACCTTCAACTATAAAGGTGTAACATATAAAGTAACTGATACTAATGAAGCTATTCCTATAACCGCAAGGGAAGGATATAATGGACCAGCTAGTGCCGGTTGGCCTACACAGTTTAATCCGGTGAGTGTACAGCCAAACACACAGCGACCAATGAGCATTGTGCCTCCTGGTTCGTATGGTGTTACTTCAACCTCAACTACAACTCCTGTAAGTGTTAGTAGTACTTCGGTTAAAAGACGTAGAACTACTCCTTCTACAAGTACAGGATTAATTGATGAAGGTAAACCAGAATTACCGTTTACTTGGTATGACGCTCCAACAGTAGAATCTGTGTATGATACAGACTATGATACTGTAGAGTCTCCTAGTGCTACACCTAATGATATTAGTTATAGAGAAACTAGAGCAGACAGACGTAATAAATCATTTGATAAAGTAGGAAGCGCATTGTCAGGGATAGCTTCTTTAACTCCTGTTATGTCTAATCTATTTACTAGTAGACCTGAAACAGTTGATGCAGTGTATAATCCTTATGCTACAAGCATTGCTAATACTATGCGTAGACGTAGGTATGATATTAGTCCTGCTATTGAAGATTTAAATCGTAATAGAGCTACTAGTAATTATAATGCTAGCCAAATTAATACCAATACAGGAGCTAACTTAGCTTATAGATTACAGTCAGCTGTTAATACTGACAGAGCTATAGCTAGTTTAAGATCTCAAGAAAGTAACGCTAATAATCAATACTTAGGTGATTATGCTAATACTATGAATAGCCTTGGACAACAATGGGTTAATGCTACAAATATGGCTAATGAGGCTAATGCTCAAAACAGAGCTACTACTAGAAACATACATAGAGCTGGTTTAAGTCAGTTAAGTCAATGGGCTCAGAATAGAGAATTGATGAGTAATCAAGAGGCTAGAGATAATGCAATGTTGGCTATGTTTGCTCCGTTCTTGCAATCTGGTTATACAGCAGACACTATTAGACAGTTCAATAAATGGTTAAGAAAAGGAGGTAACAATGTAGGCTAATAGATATGATAGAGCGGCAGAAGCCCCTATATTGAACACATATGTACCTATCAACTTTGGTGAATTATATAGAATAGGTAAAGAACAAGCAGATACAGTTCGTAAAGCAAGTGAAGAAATGTCTTCTGCTCTTTAGAAATTTGGTGAATTTTCTTCTATCTCAGATGTAGATGTACAAGACTATCGTGATTCAACTATTGGTGTATTATAGGGATTAATAAACGAAGCTGCAGCTAATCCAGATATTATGAAAGATGCTTCGTTTAGATCTAGATTTTATACAGGTTTGAATAGTATAGACTATTTACATTTGGCCAATCTTCGCAAAAGTGCTGAGAATATGGATACTCGTGAAAAAGCTAAAGCCGCGTTAAGAGCACAAGGTTTATATGCAGATTGGTTTGATGACCCAAGATATTCTGATTTACGTAATTGGAGTACTAGAGATAGTGGTATTATGACTAATATATCTCCAGACAAATACAGAAATATGGAAGAATTAGGTAGAGAGTATGTTAAGGATCTTAAACCTACTTTTTATAAAGGGAAAGCGCCAAATAGCGGAGCTATTATGCCTTTTACCAATTGGATGGCAATTAGTAGAGCCGATGTTAGACGTTCTCTTAGTGATCATGCAGATGATATACTTAGTACTACCGCAGGTCAAAGACATTTTGATAGATTTAGGGAAATGTATAAAAATGTTAATCCTTATGCCAGTTTCTCTGAAATAAGAGAGTCATTCATTGATGCTCTTACTACAGAATAGTCAGATAAGTTAATAGAAACGCCTATAATAGACCAAGCATCATTGGCTCTTACCTTGAAGTAGAAAGAACTGAATACTAAAAATAAAAATAAGTAGGGTGTTCAAGGACTACCGTTCTTATATCCTACCGATTTGAATGTGTTACAGGCAGATGCCATACGTAGGAAAGCGGAATCTACAAAATTAGCAAATCCTGAAATAAGTAAAATTATTAAAGCTGATAACTTAGTGGATGCGCAGAAAATAAAAAGTATCTACGGAGAGTTTGCTCAGAATCCTATTACAGCTAATATGATAAACGCTTAGTTAAAGATACTTTTACAAAATGGAGCAATAAGCGAATAGGATATACAAAATGGTGATATAGATCTAGAGCTATTGTAGACCATGCTTACTAACTCTTCTCAGCTACTCGATGAAAATGATCCGCTACGTATTAAGTATGATCAGATAAATGAAGGTATAATAAAGAATGCTAAAACACACAATGAGCTGATGTCTACAGAAATGGCGTATAGTACTTTGCGTTCATATCTCAACATAAATGATTCTTCTGAAAATCCTTTAAATAATCTATTTAATAAAATCTCTTCTTCAGGCTTACGAGGTGTTGATGCGGCAGTTAGATCTACCATGGGTGATTTGAAAATAAATAAACCTGATTAGGATTTAATATTGTCTGCTGTATTTGGTGTAGATAAAGATAATAAAATTACAACTCAAACTGCAGATTTTGATGCAGCCAAGTCTAGTTTTGATTATTTATACTATAATTATCCTAAATTTAGATCGGATGCCGATGAGGCTGCTAGAACTTAGAGTTATAGTAAAAGAGGACTAGATAAAAATTTAACTCTTATTGGTACAACTGATCCTAGTTGGTTATCTTGGGAAAATGAAGCATTTAGCATTCGTAACAATACCGCTTCTGGTAAATATGGTAATTTGGAAATAGCAGCATTAAACGGTTATACTCCAGTACAAGGTACTGATCCTTATGAATATGCGTTTCAAGTTACAGTTAAAGTTCCAGTAGATAAGATAAATGAAACTTCACCCTGGTGGTCAGATTACGATTTAACAGAAATATATAACGATGAAGGTTTATCTGGAGATACTTAGTTTATAACTAAAACAAATGAAAAAGGTAAGACTGTTGGAAAAGATGTTGATTATGTAGAAGTACCTATTGTTATAAATAAAACAGTCCCACCTGCAACTAAATTCAGACTTGATGCATATTATAGAGAATAGATAAATGCGTCTACAGAATTAAATAAAGCCAATGAACAACAAACAGCCATACAGAGTCCTTAGACTACGACATGGATAAATTTAAGATAATAAAATGAATGACGAATTGATAAAAGAATCTGTTTCAGATTATGGTTATTTTGAAAAACTTCGTGGTAATGTTGGGTATGCTCCTTCTAGATCATTAACAGATGATTGGACTAGAGGAGCCGCCCGTAGTTTAGCCGATGAGTCTAGTGCATCTGATGACGATTTCTTTAACAGTTATCCTTTCTTTATGTTTAATGCTGACGCTAGAACTACATTCATGATTAATATGAATGAAGGATAGTTAATGGACGATAAAGACAGAATGATAGCTGCAACAAGAGATAAAGAAAGAGTTGAAAGCTTATTGAACATTATATCTAACAAAGACATAGATAATAATAGTTTATAGAATATAATAGCGTCTAGTGCTGATTATAATAGCTTACTTAAGGACGGCAAATTTGATTCTTCCGACATATGGGAAAACATGAATAAGTTGGAAGATATAAGAAATAAATCTATTAAAGATTACGATGATGCATTTGAAGATTATTAGACCGATCTAAAAGACATTGAAGATTGGAAAAACAGTCATGAAGTAAGTAGTTATTATACTCGTAAATCTGAACAAACCTCTAAATTAGGTAATTGGTTTTATACACAACCTGCTACACAAGGACTGTCCTCTTCTTCTTGGAAAGAGCAAGCTGCATCTTTAGCAGCTGGTATTGGTTCATCGTTAGCTTTAATGAAAGCAGGCGCTGCAGTCGGTTCTGTTGGTGGTCCGTTAGGTACTATAGCCGGAGGTATTAGTGGTTTAGTTGCTGGTATTGGTGGAGCTATTATTGGTCAAGTAGTTGGTGGAGCAAAAGCACGTGAGCAAGAATCACACATGGAGGCTTATAGCGCCTATAAAGATAGATTACTTGATATAATGGCGGATAAGAACTTAAATGTTCATGATATAGCTAATAATTTTAGGGAACAAGCCAAAGAATTAGGATACCCAGATTTAAGTGATATAACCGACGATGAAATTGTTGGCATGGCTGCTGCTGACACTCGTTTTAAATACAATTTTACTGGCGGATATGAATTAGCTCAAGCAATGGACGATGCCTTTACTGGCACTAGACGTGTGTATGAAAGGAATAATGCTCTAGGTGCTGGAGAATTCTTTACAGATGTGATTTCATACACTCCATTAAAACCATTAACTCTTGCTAAAGGAGCTGGTAAATATATAGGGGCTGGTACTAAAATTGGTGAGGCTACTAATAAATTAAATCCTTTGAGTTATCTTCAAGATGTTACAATGAAAACTAATTTAGATATATCTAAATTAGCTGGTAAGATGCGTCTTAAAGCTTTAAAACACTATGGTGCAGGTACTCTTAAGAGAGTGGGTCTTAATTTTATCGAAGAAGGTACTGAAGAAGGTGCTCAAGGTATTATCCAAAAAGAATTCATGGAAGGTAAATACGATGAAGAACGAGCTGAAGACAGTTTTATTGACGCTATAACTAGCGGTAATGTACTGTCTGATATGTTTGATAATCTGTTATTTAGAACTGAATCTGGTTTATCTTTTTTAGGTCTTAACTCCAAATACAAAAACGATTTACAGTTACAAGAGGAAATGTGGGCTGGTGGTCTACTGTCATTACTTTCCCCTCAGAGCGCTGCCGTTTCTGCTAAGAACTTTTATGAAACTTATAAAGGAGTAGAAAGAGCTTACGGTATGGGTAAATTTATAGAAGAATCTTTATCTAAAAATGCTGATATCAATGGAATAGAGACCTTCTTCAGAAATATGCGCAAGTACGATTTTGTCAATTCGTCTGATTACGAACAAACATTAAATTACTTAAGAGATGAATTAAAAAGTGCTAAGACAAGTAAAGACGGTAAAACTACTCGCAGATGGAAAATTGATACAGACGCATTATACAAAATAATAGGTCCTGTAAATCGTAACCTTAAAGATGCTAATGGTGATCCCATAAAGCCGTAGACTGGAGAACTAACTGACGAAGCTATTGATGAATTTATAGATATGCAAGCTGAAACAGCAAAAACATTGTTTGCATATAAGAAAAATATATTGGATCCGTCGTGGAAAAGAATCAGTGGTGATTTTGCGCAAGTATCTCCAATTAAGGGGCATACTATGGAAGAGTTAAATAACATTAGTAAGCAAATATCCGATATTCAGAAGCAATTAGAAGATGAATCTATTGGTGATAATACTCGTAAGAATTTAAATAATAAGCTTAAAGAATTAAAAAGAAATTATAAGAGCTATTCTAAATCTGTAGTAGATACTGATATGCAAGATGCGTATTACGCTATCACTACGATGGGGCAATATGAAAAAAATAATGCTGAGAATCAGAAAAACTTGTTTGATAGATTATCTCTAAATACACAACAAACTATACGTGGTAATGTGACAGATGAACATTTTACGAAAATAAAGCGCAATCTCGGTTTACCGCAAGATGTTCCTAATGACTTATTGTTTAGTATATTGTGGTCTAATCAACACATGTATAATTTACGTATGGCTAGAGCACAATAGGAATCTGCTTTTTTAGCTGCACAAAGAGAAGCGTTACAAGGAAATTCTCCTTTATCTTTAACTGAAAATCAACAAAAGGTACTAGAGGGCTTTGACCAATTAATAGAAATTAATGAGAAACAACACAAGGAATTAATAGACTCTCTTGAATAGTTGGATTTAGAGCAGTAGGTTAAACTAAAATAGTTAGCTGATTATGGTAATCACACTGCTGCTGAATTTGCTGCGTTGGATGAGCAAACGAAACATGATAAGGGTATAGGTACAGTGTTCACTAATAGTGGCATGAGTCCTGAAGACATGCAATAGTATATTGTAGCTCGTGATAATGGCATCATGAGTAAACTTACTGCAATATAGGCTGAAAAAGATTTAGATGAATTACTTCATGGTAAACCAGAAAAAATAAAAGAGTTAATAAAACAATACCGCAAAGCGAAACATGATTCATTTGAATCACAACAGTCTTTTGAAAAGTCACAGAACACAGGTACAGAATCAAATTAGGAAAAGTATTCATCTGTTAGAAAATGGTTAGCTAAAGCTACAGAACAATAGATAGGAGAACGTTTAGATGAAATTGATGAGAATCTTACTAAAAATATAAATAGGTTTGAGGCATTTGTAGCTTCATTAGATAAAGGATCTGAATTATATCAACAATTAAATACTGCGTTACAGTATGCTAATAATATTCAAGAAGCTGCAAACGGTAGTAAGCAAAGTAAAGTAAGAGCGCTTCAATACCAACTGCAGAGTATACGTAAAACATTTGAAGGTAGTAACAATCCTCAAATGCAGCAAGCGTTAGATATAGTAAACAATTTATTAATGGATGTTATTAATACTAATATAATTAATGACGAGGCACAAGCTAGACAATTTAAGTATAATATATCAGGTAAATTCTTAAGTAAGGGCGGAAAGCCATTAAAGACTGATAACAAAACCTTTACTGATGACGAAGGCAATCTATATATCGTAGATTTAAGCAAATCTGTATACTCTGAAAATAACGGTTTAGAGTTAGTTCTTAATGTTAAGAAGGATGGGAGTGTGTTGGACAAAGAAAGATTACAAATCAATTTACGCGCTTTACAGAATCAATTAAAAGCTTATCAAAATGATATTGATAAGATAGATCCTAATGAAAGTGAAGTTAATCTATCTGTTTATACTAGCCTATATAATATGATTGAGAACACTTAGGATTTAATAAATAAAACTAAGCAAGCTTTAGATAACATAGATGTTACTTCTATACTTAACGTTAAGTATGGTGACGAACTCTTAGATAAGTTATATTATCAAAATAATGACGGTACTAAGGTCACTTTAAACGAATCTTATAAAATTACAAATGAAGTTCTTAAAGAAAGAGCCGTTACCGAACGTTCTAGAAGACTTACTAATCCGGGTATTTCTGCGGTTCAATATAAAAATGTGTTACGTGTTACTAGTGAGCAAATACGTAAAGAAATTGGAGATTTAGAGGCAGAAAACGAAGAATCAGAGATAAAGCGCGCCATTGCTTATTCATTGGGAGATACTAATAACAAGAAAGCTACTTCAGTGCTTAGCTCTCCATATTATCAAGCTAAATGGTGGAGCGGTTTCTTTTCATACTCTATGGATGAAACTAAGGTTGATTTATGGGGTACTGTTAGCGAACAAAGAAAAAATGCAATTAAACGTTCTATCAAACTGTTTAACAAATTAGTAAAGCAAGCGGCACATGCAAAATCTGTAGGTAAGAAGGACATGCTACAAAAATTCTTAGAAGATGCTGACGCAATGCTGCAAAAACCAGTCAACGAGCAATCTCCAACAGATACCATCACTTTAGAATCTTCTGATCCTGCTAAACCAGAGTATGCTGTAGAGGTAACTAGAGCACAGCTAATGGAGATAATTCGTTTTTTACCGATGTAGGCATACTTAAGTAACCCTAGATATGGTAAAGGTGATAAAGCTGGTAAATTGTATGTACCGTTAGTATTGGCCGATTTAAAAGATGAATCAAATGCGTATAATCAAGATGGTAAATTTACTACTAAATTCCAATGGAGATATGCAATGGTTAAATCATTCTTACAACAGGCTCACAATCGTAAGAAAGAGAATGAATCTGCAATTACTACAGAAGAAAGAAGAGATGAATAGGATGAAACTATGCAATTTAATACACAGGATGGTTTTGATGATACTGCTGAGAAAGAAAATCAGCGTAATAGAAAACAAAAACCATATGCATCTACAATTCATATCGAACGTGGTAGTGTTGAAATAACATTTGAAAAGTATAATCAAAAGTTTGAAAATCCTCAGTTTAATCCGGAATCTCCTGTATTCTACGATGTTGACGGTAAGCGTTTGGCCCAATTACCAGAATCTGATGTACTTACAGTCGAAGAATTAACTAAAATGTACACTGAGCAAGTACAAAAAGTTTTCTCTTTACCAAATAGCGAACAAATATACAATAGTTTCGCAGAACAGCTTAGCGATATACTCGGTAAAGAAGTTACTGTAGAACAGCTAAAGTAGAAACATAAACAGGATGGTAAAGATACAGATTTAACTATACTTGAAAAAATTGTATTAGATGGTATACGTTATGGGGATGGTTTAATCTTAAGGGACTCTTTTGCGGCAGGGAGGATTTCTAATACTACAGTGTTTGGTCCTATTAATTATACGTCTACATCGACTAAATTACAATCAGTAGAAAAGTCTAATAGAATTGATAGGTTGTTTGCTTTGATCTAGGATGAATTCCCTAATTTATTTTTATCATACAAGAATAAGAATATAAGTAGAGGTACAAAACAGATTGTAAGTCCGCAGTAGGTTGCTCAATACATAGATAGCGGTAGATTTCACAAACCTGGTGATAGAAAAACAGGAAAACCTGGAAGCGTTAGAGTCCTTATAAAGGATGAAGATGGTGAATTTAGGACTCTTGGTGACCCTAATAATCCTGTTAAAATGAGCA